AAGCCGCAGCTGATGCAGGTCTATTCTTATCAGCGCTTAAAAAAGACTTACCTGAAGATCCTGGTGCTATTTTGGGATTATTTACGACCAGCAAGAACCTTGGTGGATTTGCTAAAGATGCTGAAAAATTTGGCAACGCTATCGCTGCGATTTCTAAAGCATTAACTGGGGAAGATGGACAAAGTGTTGTAAATATTCAAGCTATTAGTGCAGCAACAATTGCTGGTCAGATGTTATCTAATCTACAAAAATCTTTACCAGAGAGTCATCTTTTCGATGGTAAAACGGATCTCTATACTTTTGGTATAAAGATTGGTCAGTTCGGAACACAGCTTGCTTCTTATAGCGATACAGTAAAGAAGTTGGATACAGGGAAGGTATCAACGTCGATATATCAGGCACAAAGACTTGCGAACTTAGCAAGATCTGCAAACGATCTCGATACAAGTGGTCTGGAAAAGTTCAAAGAGTTAAAAAAGCTTGGCGAATACATTGCTGATTACGCTGCTGAAATTGAGAACGTTAATACTGATGAATTGTTAAAGTGCATGACTGCGTTGAGGAGTTCCGTAAATGCAATCAGGAATATGTCCAACATTAAAACTGATGGTGTTGGATTATTCAAGAAAGCCATGGATGAATTAAAAACAGTTAGCTTTGATGGTGTATTAGCGGCATTTGACAATTCTGCTAGTAGATTGCAAGGTGCTGGTTTTAATTTAATCGAATCTATTGGTAAGGGCGTTAAAAGCGGACAATCTTCACTGAGGGCAACTTTGACGACCACGATCAGTGGTGCTGTACTTGCAGTGCAAAGCAAGAGCATCCCGATGAATAAGATTGGTCGTAATTTAGCGAATGAATTAGGTAAAGGAATACTCGCAAATGCTAAAGAAGTGACCATGGCAGTTGGAAGTATTATGACCGGTACTGGTGCACTTGCAAAATCTCAAAATACTAAAACCAATACCATAGGTAAAGAAATGATTAAAGAATTGACAAGTGGTATTGATAGTGTAAAAAATAAGCCTAAAACAGCAATAAGCAAGTTGAGCAAAGATTCTGTTAAGAGTGTTAGAGGATATTACAGCGAATTTAATAGTGCTGGCTCTTATTTGGCAATGGGGTTTGCAAGAGGTATTGAATCTAGCACTTGGTATGCGAATTTGAAATCAAGAGCTATGGCCAGAGCAGCTGCTAGAGCAGCAAGGGAAGAATTGGACGAACATTCTCCGTCTAAAGTCGGGTATGAGATTGGTAATTTCTTTGGTATTGCATTTGTTAACGGCATAAGCGATAATGAGAAAATGGCTTACACGGAAAGCGCAAAGATGGCGTCTTCCGCTAAAAAAGGTCTCGGCAATGCAATGAACCAATTAACAGCCATGTTGTCAGATGAAATTGATACACAGCCGACCATTCGTCCGGTTTTGGATCTTAGCGATATTCAATCTAATGCAAGTGCAATAAATGGTTTGCTGAACAATAGAGCGTCTATAGGAATGCTATCCAATGTCAATTCTATAGGACGCACAATGAATCAAAATAGAAAGAATAATGGCAACCAGGAAGTTGTCAGCGCGATCAACAAACTTCGAAAAGGTTTAGATAGCGTAGGTAATGTAACTTATTGTATTGATGGTATCACTTATGACGACGGTAGTAACATTTCTGATGCAGTTAAAACACTTACCAGAGCAGTTAAAATAGAAAGGAGGATTTAATATGGCAAAAGTAACAAACATTAGGCTACAAATTCAGTCTGAAACCGATCGAACTGTCTTTGTTACATGGTCATGGACAAAAAAGAATACAGACAGCTATAAAGTGAAGTGGGTATATGATACTGGAGACGGCGTTTGGTTTACTGGTGAAGAAACTAGTGTTAAAGTAAAGCAGGCCATATATAATGCCCCGTCTAATGCTGTAAGGGTGAGAGTCAAAATCCAGCCTATTGCAAAAAAAACTAAGAAGAAAAAGAAAAAAGTACCTATGTGGTATGCTGATTGGGCATATGCGGATTATAGATTTTCTAGCAACCCGCCCACAAAACCATCAGCACCTACTGTAGCAATTGAAAAATATACTTTGACAGCAGAACTTGACAATATTAATGTGAATGGAAAGCAGATTGAGTTTCAAGTTGTTCAGGATGATCTTAATGTATTTGCAATTGGAGTTGCACCCATAAAGACATATCATGCAGCATATTCTTTTCCTATTACATTAGGACATAAATATAAAGTTCGCTGTCGAGCGATTAGGAATGATGAACACAGTAGTTGGTCTGAGTATTCTAGTAATGTTGACACAATACCATCTCAGCCTACAGCAATTGATAGTCTTAGAGCATTATCCAAAACTTCGATTTATATTGAGTGGACAGAAGTAGCTAATGCAACAAGTTATGAAATTCAGTATACAACCGATATTAATAACTTTGATAGTTCTAAGGACGTTCAATCAACAACTGTAGAATCTGTGGTTCATCATGCCGAATTAACTGGATTAGAAACCGGAAATGAATATTTCTTCCGTGTTCGTTCTATTAATAAACAGGGAAATTCGACCTGGACAGAGATTAAATCATTGACTATTGGTAAAGTACCAGCCCCTCCGACTACGTGGTCCTCTACGACTACCGCAAAAGTTGGGGGGAGTCTGGTGCTTTACTGGGTTCACAATTCTCAGGATGGATCATCTCAAACGTTTGGCGAATTAGAATTGACTGTAAACGGGAATACCACCACAGAAGAAATTAAAAATTCGACAGATGAAGATAAAAAGGATAAGATTAGCTCTCATCCAGTAGATACTTCAAAATATATTGAAGGTGCCCAATTAAAATGGAGAATCCGAACAGCTGGTGTAACAAAAGAATACGGCGAATGGTCTGTGCAAAGAACTATAGACATTTATGCGCCTCCTACATTGGTGCTAACTGTAACTGATAATAATGCTGCAACACTAGAAACCGTAACATCGTTTCCGTTCTATATCTCTGCTATTCCTGGACCGAATACACAACAAGTAATTGGATATCAAGTGACTATTATAGCCTCAGACTTTAGCCAAGCAACAACGTCGAAAAAGGAATGGTATGACACAATCGACGATATTGGAAATAATAAGAGAGTTAAAGCCGGAGATATTGTGTATCAAAAATACATAGATATTTCAGACAATTTGCTGCTTGAATTATCTGCAAGTAACATCGACCTTCATAATGGAATTGGTTATAAAGTCATTTGTGTATCAACAATGAATTCTGGTTTAACTGCTACAGAGAATGCTGAGTTTAGTGTCAAATGGACAGATGAAATGGTGGAACCAAATGCTGCAATGGTGATTGATGACGATAATATTTCTATGATTCTAAGACCTTATTGCGAAGTTTATCCAACCGCTTGCTATAAGGTAATCTATGATGAATCCACAGGAATATATACTTCGACAGATGAAGTAATCTCGACTGTCGAAGGTAACTTAGTAACCGGAGCTAAAACAGATACTGGTGATGATGTATATTCAGCTGTTGTGTCTGGAGTGACCGTATATTTTTATATGGCCGAATCAGAAGAAGGAATCTTGGTGGAAAATACTGTATTATCGGTATACCGAAAAGACTATAATGGAGAATTTATTGAGATTATAAAAGATGCGCCAAATTCAGCAAGTACGTTTATCACTGATCCACATCCATCCCTGGATTATGCGCGATATCGAATTGTAGCAAAGTCCTTGACAACAGGAGCAATCAGTTTCTATGATTTACCTAAATATCCTGTTGAGGAAAAGGCTGTTATTATATCTTGGAATGAAAAGTGGGACTCTTTTGCATTTTCTGGTGAGGATGAGCCGGAAGAGCCACATTGGGTGGGGGAGATGTTGAAACTTCCGTATAATATCGATGTCGCTGATACTAATAGTGTTGATGTCGCATTGATTGAGTATATTGGGCGTTCACATCCGGTATCTTATTATGGAACCCAACTTGGTTGCACCTCTACATGGAATGTAGATATTCCTAAAAATGATACAGAGACACTTTATGCATTGAGACGTCTTGCTATTTGGGCAGGTGACGTTTATGTGCGTGAACCGTCTGGTAGTGGCTATTGGGCAAGTATTTCTGTTTCTATGAGTCAGAAACATTGCGAATTAACAATCCCAGTGACCTTTTCTATCACCAGAGTAGAAGGGGGGATGTAAATATGCCAAACTGGAAAGAATCAATGCAACAAACGTTTGAGTATTATATTATTGATCCTGACACTTGGATGGATACTAAAAAGCTTGACAATGTCAAAACCTGCACAATCAATAGAGATAGTAGTGCTGAAACATTAGGTTCTGCTGCAATTGATGTAACAGGTACTATAGAGGAATGTTACATAAGAATTTATCTCATCACAAATCAAAATGGAGTGCAAGAAAAGCATCCTTTAGGTGTATTCATGGTTCAAACTCCTTCTACAACGTTTGACGGAAAAGTATCTACTGCATCATTAGATGCTTATACGCCATTGATCGAATTGAAAGAGAATCAACCTCCAATTGGATTTTTTATTCCTAAGGGACAAAACATCATGTCCCAAGCTTGCGATTTAGTAAGGGATAAAGTGAGAGCGCCAGTAGTGTTTGTCTCTTCGAACGATAAGACATTAGCTACAGATTTCGTAGCCAGTACAAGTGACACATGGCTTACATTTACGACAGATCTTATTGCTAATGCAAAACACACTTTTGGACTGGACGAGATGGGGCGTATTATTTTTCTACCCGAACAGGATACCGCCTCTCTCCAACCGGTGTGGACGTATGATGACGGCAATAGTTCTATTCTATATCCAGAAATTACAGTCGATCATGATCTTTATGGAATTCCTAATGTAGTAGAAGTAATTTATTCAAATAGCAATGAATATTTTTATACTAAAGTTGTCAATGATGATCCGAATAGTCCTATTTCAACCGTAAATAGAGGGCGAGAAATAGTTAAAAGAATAACTGATCCGGAGGTAGCTGGTAATCCAACGCAGGAATATATCAAACAATACGCCGAAAAGTTATTAGAAAACTCATCGTCATTAGAATATACGGTTAGTTATACTCATGGATACTGTCCAGTTCGTTTAGGTGATTGTGTTAGGTTAAATTATTCTAAAGCTGGAATTGTCGATATCAAAGCAAAAGTAGTAAGTCAATCAATCAAATGCGAAGCGGGATGTCCCGTTACAGAAAAAGCTGTGTTTACAGTGAAGTTATGGGGGTGAGTTCAAAATGGCTTTATCGTATGAGTTAGTATCGTTATTTGCTAAGATTACAAAAGCTCCTGAAGTGGAAAGCAGGGAAGAGACGTTATATGGAACAGTTGCCGAATACGATGGAGTGAACTATGTAAAATTAGATGGTTCTGATGTTCTCACCCCTATGTCTAAGACAGCAGATGTAAAGCCTGGGGAAAGAGTGATTGTTCGAATTAAAGATCACTCTGCAACAGTAACCGGTAATATTTCTTCACCAGCAGCCAGAACTGACGATGTTATCGAATTAGGCACAAAGATCTCAGAATTTGAGATCATAATTGCTGATAAGGTTGATACGAAGGATTTTACGGCGGTAAGAGGCGATATTTCTAAGTTACAGTCAGATAATGTTATTATCCATCAGGGACTAACTGCTCACAATGCTGATATCACTAATTTAAAAGCTGATAATGCGACGATTAAAGGTGATCTATCAGCAAATACAGCTAATATTAAAAAGCTAGATGCTGAAAAATTATCAGCAAAAGATATCGAAGGTAAATATGCTAATATTGATTTCTCGAATATTAGTAAAGCCACAATGGAATCCTTCTATGCTAATTCTGGTTTAATTCAAAATGTAGTCATTGGTGATGGAACCATTACCGGAATGCTAGTCGGCGTTACAATTAAGGGAGAACTTATTCAAGGTGGAACTATTGTTGCTGACAAGTTGGTTATAAAAGGAACAGACGGCATTTATTATAAACTGAATACCGATGGCGTTAAAACCGAGGGAGAACAAACAGAATATAATAGTCTGAATGGCCAGGTAATAACCGCAAACACGATTACAGCAAGTAAAATCAATGTTGATGATTTGGTTGCATTTGATGCTACAATTGGTGGATTTAAAATTGGAAATGATGCGATCTATTCTGGTGTAAAAGCATCTATTGATAATTCCACAAGAGGTTTATATTTTGGCAGCGATGGACAAATTTCGATCGGCGATAGCGATAGTTATATCAAGTATTTCAAAGATTCTGAAGGTAATTACAAACTTGACATCTCTGCCAAAACAATTACATTTGGTTCTGGTAATAAGAATGTAGAAGATGCAATCAATGATATCCAAGGTAAAGTTGATACACTGAAGGACGAAATTACAACTGTTCTATGTATTGAGTCTTCTCGAGGGACTGTATTTAAAAAAGATAGTCTACCGACTGTTTTATCTGCTGTGATTTATCATGGATCGCAACGAATTGTGGATAGTGCTACAATGAAAGCAGTCTTTGGTGTAAACGCATATCTGCAATGGAAGTGGCAACGTTTAGATGATGAGTCGTTTGGAATTATTTCGTCTAGTGATAGTCGTTTTGGGGCTGATGGCTTTACCTTTACTTTGTCACCTAAGGATGTGGATACAAAAATCACATTTATATGCGAACTAATTGCTTAAAAGGAGGAAAATCAAAATGGAAGTCAAGGGATTAGGTCAGTTAACCATTGCAGACTTGACAGATGCTTATTCTGTAATTTTGACAAGTGAAACATATACATTTGTCGGCACCAATGCTGGTGTGGAATCTGGAAATTCTTGCATTACTCAAGTTGTGGCTTTTTGTGGTACAAATCAGTCTATGTCTGTAATTGTTAATGAGGACAGCATTATTTGTCCGCCTGGTATCACAGCATCTGTGACAAATAGCGGTACAGCTACGCCCACAATTACATTTACAACGAATGCTACTATTTCTGAATCGTGTGAAGCCACTATTCCTATTAGTGTAGATGGTATTACTATTAACAAGAAATTTTCTTTCGCAGTAGCAAAGGCCGGAAACAACGGCACTTCTGTAACAGTAAGTAGTACAAGTGTTACTTACCAAGTTGGTGATAGTGGTACTACTCAGCCAACCGGTTCTTGGGGTACTACTGTTCCTGCTGTTCCTTCTGGTAAATTCCTTTGGACCAAAACTGTTGTTAATTACTCTGATGGTAATTCTACTGAGTCTTATAGTGTGTCTTATAAAGCTACTGATGGAAACAACGGCACTTCTGTAACAGTAAGTAGTACAAGTGTTACTTACCAAGTTGGTGATAGTGGTACTACTCAGCCAACCGGTTCTTGGGGTACTACTGTTCCTGCTGTTCCTTCTGGTAAATTCCTTTGGACCAAAACTGTTGTTAATTACTCTGATGGTAATTCTACTGAGTCTTATAGTGTGTCTTATAAAGCTACTGATGGGGTTAATGGAGAGGATGCCATCATTCTATCCATTACCTCTTCCAATGGAACGGTATTCAAAAATAATTCCGGTTCCACTGTATTAACTGCACACGTATATAAAGGTAGCGTTGAACAAGAAATTTTGGACGACGGTAAATGTGGAGATCTTGGGTATATCAAGTGGTATCGTGGAAATAGTACGACTGCTGTTGCTACGGCGAAAACACTGTCTGTGTCTGCGAATACAGTTACTAATGCAGAAGTATTCACTTGTCAGTTAGAGCAATAACAGAGGTGATTCAAAATGGTAAAAGCAAAAGCTCAGATAACGCTATTTGATGTCATCGATATCAAAGCAGTCTATAAGTATTATCTTTTACAAAGTGCCACCTTGTCTGAACCAGCTAAACCAACTACATATCCCCCAAACGGAAATTGGACTACAACCGAGCCAGCTTATACAGAAGGAGATACTAAAAAGCTGTATACTGTAGACTGTGCTGTTTTTGGTGACGATAGCTTTTCTTATTCTGAAGTTTCGCTTTCGAGTAGTTATGAAGCGGCTAAAATAGCATATAATAAGTCTAAAGATTTATCAAATACACTCGATGGATTGACTCAAGTGGAGTCTGATGAAGTTAAGATACGTGGAGGTAAAGTGTATATGGACGAAAGCTTTACGAATAATCTAGTGTCTAATGTCGCTTTTATTAATGCATTGGCAGCAAAACAAGCATTTATTGACCAACTATTAGCCAATAATATCACAATGAGTGGCACACTTAAATCTAGTAATTATAGCCTTCCTCAAGGAGAAACAAACCCTCTTAATAACGTAACAGGTTCTATTCTCAAAATGGATGATGGTACAATGAACCTTGGCGGAGGAAATTTAAAATGGGATGGAAATAATTTTACCATTGGTGAAGGAAAATTAGACTGGAATGGACAGAAACTTACACTTGACGGTGACTTAATCGGAAAAAATATTAATATTAAAGGTAACGAGACGATAACTGATGCAGATGGCTTTAATATGCAGATCTTAAATGGAATTGTATCTGCATATGATGCCAGCTCTAAAACATATACTATGAAAATATATCAACAATATAAAGACCTGGATGCCGGTGAAGATTACGCAGAAGCAGCATTAATTTTTAAAAATGGTGTAATGTGGTTAAATGGAGCAGTGCTTACCTCGACCGGATGTGAAAGTACGACGTGGCCATACGAAGAATTTGCAGATACATCTGGACTTTCTAATGTTTTTACCGGAGGTTCTATTACTGTTACAAAGAAACTTGGATGGTGTCATGTGTATGGAGGTATAAGGATTTCAAAAACTATCGCTGATTGGACAAATATATTGAATAACGTTGTTGTTCCGCCTCCACAGGACAGAACATCTATATTTTTGACTATTCCATATTGGGCGTCTTCTTTTGTAAGACCTCTTAGAATAGATCTAATGGGTAATGGCGGTATTAAAATTAGATATGGTGCAGCTGGAGAATATCGATTTTCAGTTACATACCCGATTGATTAATGCCTAAAATAAAAACATTAAGGAGGATAAAAAATGGATTTCAATAGTTTAATCGAATATTTTGTACTTGTTGTAATGGTCGCATGTCTGGTTGTAGGTTATATTATCAAACATGCGACTTTTCTTAAATGGATTCCAAACGACGATATTCCTGTTATTTTAGCCTTTGTAGGAGCAATCATGAATGCTGTGGTTGGAGGAATTTCTGTTGAAAGCATCGTTTATGGTGCTCTTATGGGGTTGGCGTCGACAGGGATGCATCAGGCATTCAGTAGGTTTATAGAAGGTAAGACAGAAGAGGAATAAGGGTGGCCGGATGAACGAAGTGGAATTCTTAGGGTATCTGGTTCTTGCAATCATCACGCTTGGGGGATTTGTTGCTGTTATTGTTAAGTTCGTTCAGCCAATCAACGATCTGCGCGTTGTTATTCAGAAGCTTAATGATTGCATCGAAGCACTTCGTAACGATAACGATGCTCAAAATCGAAGAATAGAAAAACACGGCGAACAGATCGATGATCTGAACAACCGTGTTGGAAAAATGGAGACGAAGATGGAGCATATCCGCAAAAGCGGGTAAGGACTAATTTTAAAAGGGGTTGCACAAAACGTACAGCCCCTTTTATTTTTTATCCGAAGTGTAGGAGTACAAGTGTAGGAATGATGTAGGAATGATATAGGAACGACACGCTTCGACTTACTTCTATGCACTACGAACCACTTTCAAAAAGATTGGTATATCAATGTTTTTAGAATGTATTATTTCTTCAGCGCTTCTTCGACCGATTCGGCCACGGAAACGTTAAACGTTGATATATCAACACTTTAGTAGTCAAAATGTAGGAATAAGCAAGGAGTAAATCGCGTTTAATTGCGTTTTATGGCACCTTTTCTAATTCCTCGATAAGCCACCCAACTTCTCTTTGAGTATAGACTTTTTCAGTTATATCGTTTATAGCGTGACCTACCATATACTTAATTGCATATTCATCAACCTTATATTTTTTAGCCATTGTTACAAAGTGCTTTCGGCCATCGTGAGGTCTGTGTTGTGGATTGAGGTTTAGTCGATCGCGTATTTTGTTAAAGCGTTGTTGATATTTATCATAGGTCAGTTTCAGACTACTTCTATGCGTATGAGTATCAGTACAATTAAAAAGATATTCGCTACCGAGGGAAAGCGCTTCTTCGTATCGTTGTTTCACTAAGGGATGTATCCTAGGGTGAATTGGAACAATCCGGTTACGCCCCGCATCCGTCTTCATACCGCCCTTAAAAGTCCAGTTATCGAAGTCTACATCTTTTATCTCTAATAAACCAAGTTCTTGTGGTCTCCACCCAGAATAACACTGTATTAGTAAGACGTCCACGTATTGTAGAGAATTGATATTTTCCCACAGAGTTTGTATTTCTTCGTTTAGGTCGACCGGTGGACGTTTTGCCAACGGTGACCATCGCGCGAAATGGATTGCGAAGGTTCCGATTTTTTACTTCACTTATTTGACCGAAGCCATTTGGTAGGCGTCTCCGTCTATTCGTTTTATTTCTTGGTCTCCGGCGCTTTATATTAGGTTGTATGGGGTAACCACAGTGGGGGCAGGATAGCGCCTTATCACTAACTTGTAACTCGCATTCGGGGCATTTTATCAACATATACATGTCTCCTCTCTTGTTGATTTAGTATTGGTAATCATATATGGTAATGTAGGAATTGTCAACTCCTACACTTTATTTTTAGAGAGGATGAAGAGATCAAAATGAGCAGTGTTAGAAAGATTTGCCCATGCTGTGGAGGTACGTTGAAGTGTTATGATAGAGTGCGAAGAATTGTACGAAGAAAAAATGGTTTGAAAAAATGGGTCAGGATTCGCAGGCTTATTTGTAACGAATGTTGCTCTATTCACCGTGAACTTCCCGCATATCTAGCACCATACAGACACTATGATATTCGCATTATTGAAGGATTCTTGTCTGGCATGCTATCGTCATTTGATTTAGACTATGAAGACTATCCATGCGATTCAACAATTGAGAACTGGAGGAAAGCACGGGAGAAACAACGCCTATAACCTGGAATACCACTGACTTTTATTCAACATTTTTGCAACTTTGTTCTAGAATGTCCTTCAGAAAGGAGGCCTGTTCTATGAATGAATACGTGGGCGGATCAGTTCCGGTCGCAGTAGTAGCTAAGGTGTATCATAAGGATGCGTCTTGGGTTAGAGCTGGACTGATTGCTGGGTGGCTACCGATTGGACGAGCTACTCGAAACAACCAGCCTGTGACAAGTATCGACCAGATGAACAGTAAGTACGGAAGAATTAACTATTATATTTCCCCGAAGCTTCTCTACGAAGAGACTGGGTATCTGTGGAAGGGGGAAAGAGAATGAGTACAGATATTCGACCGGAAGTATCACGAAAGAACAGATATTGGATCGAGAGGCATAGATACTACGAATTGAAGCACTTTTGTTTGCAATATCGGACGTGGAAGAAAAACTACGCAGTGTTGTGTAACGTGAGTTTGCCTTCTGCGCAGTTAGAAAAAATGCCAATGACCAATGCAGTGACTGATCTGACAGCAAAATGTGCAATTGAGAAGGCGACATATTTTGAGCGGATCAGCTTGATTGAGCGAGTGGCTATGGAAACAGACAAGTATTTGTACTGGTATATTTTGAAAGCAGTAACAGAAGGATTGTCGTACACTTATTTGAAGACAAAGCTTGGACTGCCGTGCGGCAAGGATCTGTACTATGATCGATATCGTAGGTTCTTTTGGCTGTTGAGTAAGACACGAGATTAAAACCTCCACGCGAAGAAAACATATTGTTTTATGAAATAAATTTACGGAGGTTTTATTTATGAATTTCTTTAAGGACTATAAGAAGGCACTTAAGACTAATGTCGATCTTTATAAGAAGCACTGGTTTGCGATGCTTTGCCTTAATGTGGTTAGTGCGGCAGTAACGATCGGTCTTAGTGTGCCTAAAGAAGTACGAAAGGATATTGTAGAGGACATCAAGGATAAATTTAAGAGATAAGATGAGGAAGAGTCCTAACAAGGGCTCTTTCTTTTCGTGAAGAAAACATACTGTTTTATGAGAAGCATTTTTAAGGAGGAACTCAACATGAAGTATAAGCACATTGAAGCTAGTCGTGAAGTACGGCTTTGGATTGGTCAGATTATTGTTCCGGCGATTACGCTCGCAGCAACGACTATGGCCATTCCCGAAGTTAGAGAAGCGGTAGCTGCAAAAGCAAATGAAATGAAGAGAAACATCGAAAATAAGTTTAAGAAAGATTGAGCCATTGGCTCTTTCTTTTTTCTAGATTAGCATGATTTATATTTTCCGTACTCAGGTGACGGAAATCAATGCTATGTTAGTAGTGCTGAAAATTCCCAGAAGGGATTTTTTGAAAAATGTTTTGGAAAGGAAGGTGTACATATGGTATATTTACTCTTTACAGTTGGTGTAGTGTTTGGAAGTATCGTTTCCCAAATCATTTACAGACATAAAGCTGCATATGGCCAGTTTAGTCTCACTCCGATTGATGAGTCTTACGAATACTTTAGCGTTAACATAACCGTTCGAGGTGAGCAAGACCTGTTGAAAAAAGATAAAATTATTCTTTATAAACTGAAAACGCAGGAATAACACGCTATATTATGGAACGCTTGATAAAGGAGGATTTAATTATGAGCGTGAAATCTATGTTAGTGGACGAATTTGAAAAAGGGATGAAGGAAGTAGCAAAAATGCCGATTGGCAGCGAGGAATATGCGGAAGCAATGAACACCCTTATGAAATTGTGCAACCAGATTAACGAGATCGATAAGCAAGAAGGTGAATATTATCTGAATGAAGTCGCTCGGATGAATGAGCGGCTTTATAGAGATCAACAGCTCGCCATTGAGAAGCGAACTCGGACGATGGAAGTTGCCTGTAAGGTAGGGTTAACCGTCATGCAGTTATTGGCTGCCGGATTGGCGTTTGTGATGTCTACGAATTTTGAACGCAATGGTACGTTTACTACAGAAGGAGGCAAGATCTCAGTAAGAGAACTTCTGAAATTTAAGTAAGTTCCAAAGGACAAGGGGCCGTGGAAACACGGTCTTTTGTTTTTTTTCGATGAGGACTAACATGAGATATCACTACGAAAAACCAACTATATATAGGTCTGCGTATGGAAAGACCTATATTTGTAATCATCCCGTTTATAGCTGCTGTACGCTATATCGAATCAATGATAGGGGACTTGCTGTTATCCAGCAACGATACGATCCGAGTAGCAAAACGACTTGGTGGACAGAGATAGACCCGTGGTTAACTGACACATTATATTTACATCCAAAATTTAAAGAATATTTTGATGAACGAGCAGGTGATTGTGAGGATGGTTTATATCCTACAGTCACAGTAAGACAAATCATGTGGGCGTTAAAAATAAAGCCCATACCAAGAAAACGATGGGAGACGTGCTTTGATAGGCGAGAGATTTAATACGCGATAATATCACCTTCTTTAATGAGGAGGATGATATAATGTTTACGTTTAAGAAGAAAACTTACGATAATATGATTGGAAAAGAGGTCGACGAGATCGTTGAATCTCAGAGAAATACGATCGAAAGTTTTAAAGTAAATATCGAAACATTGAAGTTATTATTAAAAGAAGAGTCTTAACAAAGGCTCTTACTTTTTATATACGTTTTCCTCAAAATATGCTATACTATTTAGCGAGTGTTACAGTAATGCGGAGGTGATCGCGATGAAAGTAATATCTCTTAAGTGCCCAGAGTGTAACGCGAGTCTGTCTATCGAAGAAGGTCGTACACAGTGTTTTTGCCAGTATTGCGGAGCAAAGATATTGTTAGATGACGGGAGTACGACTCATACGTATCGCAAAATAGATGAGGCTAGATTAAAAGAAGCTGAGGTTCGTTTGAGAGAAATGGAGATCGAACAAGAAGAGAAACGAGCTAACCGAAAAAAGTCTAAATTAAAGATAGCAGCGACTATATTTTTGGGGATAATGTTGTTGTTTTCGTACATGATTAGATCGGGATTTATTGCGTCTATATGTTTAGCTGCTATAGTTTATATGTGGCATGATTTAATATGAATATTTGACCCACAATATGAACCTATTGATAACCAATCAGAAAGAGCTTACACAGACTCTTTCTTTTTTTTTCGCGATATAAACACCCTCCTTTATGAAACGAAAGGAGGTATTAAGATGATATTATTGACTTTATTAGCAACGATAATCATCGCTGCGATTATTGCAGTAGCACTTCCCCTGATTGTAGGAGGAAGTATTGTGGCTGTGATATTCGGCGATGTAATTGTTGCAATTGTGGTCGTCGTAATCATCGTAAAGCTTATTAACAGTTTCAGAAAATGAGGAGGACATGTAATGTCTTTGATTATCGCAGTATTGGTAGGATTAGTTGTTTATCTGGCATTGGAAAAGAAGGACAACTGATAGATACCATAACAAGAGGATTGAGAAATCAGTCCTCTTCATTTTCGCGACATAAACACCTTCCTTTATGAGAAAAATTAAGGAGGAAAATAACATGAAGATGTATGTACAGAGAGTGGTAGACTATATCCGCATGATCGGATTAATCATGATTGGGAACCGTTCCACCGCAATCGAACTGTACGGGTTGGATGGAGTTATTTCCGAATGAAAAAAAGAGAGGAGTCTAATCGGGCTCTTCTCTTTTTATTGAGGAGGTTTTCTTATATGAATCTAAAAACATTTTTGAAGCGAAATGGCTCCACGTTATTAACTTGTGTGGCCAGCGTTGGTATGCTTGCAACATGTGTGTTAGTGGCCAAAGAAACACCCAAAGCTGTTACTTTATTGGAAGATGTAGAAAACGAGAAAGAAGAACCGCTTACTAAGAAAGAAACCCTTATTCTAGCGGCTCCTGTTTACATTCCCGCAATTGTGATGGGAGCTGCCACATTAGCGTGTATGTTCGGTTCAAACGTTCTCGGCAGACGGCAACAAACTGCGCTTGCAAGCGCTTGTGTTTTGATGAGCGAAAACTATCAGAGGTACAAGTGTAAGGTCAAAGAAATGTATGGAGAAGATGCTCATAGAAAGATTCTTGACGAACTTGCTGTTGAAAAAAGTAAAGATATCTATATTTCAGCACCGGGTATGGTTGCTTGCAGCAGCTTGGATTTCGGAGATCATGATCCGAAGGATGCTCGCTTATTTTACGACGCTTTTTCCAACCGATATTTCGAAAGTACCGTTGAGAAGGTGCTTCAGGCAGAATATCACCTGAATCGTAACTTCATGTATGGTGGGGTTATTTCCTTAAACGAGTTCTATGATTTTCTAGGGATTAAGCGCTCTGCTCTCGGTGACGCTGTGGGGTGGAGTTCAGTAAATGGCGATATTTATTGGATCGACTTCAATCACCACAAAGTAACATTAGATGATGGTTTGGAATGCTATGTCATCGATATGGTATTTGAGCCGGATGGAGACTATCTTGAAGATCTGTGAATCCGCGTAAGTTACAGATTCTATTATGAGGAGGTACTAAATATGAAAAAAATCGATGTGGCAAACGTATTATCTCTAGTATCAACTGTTCTAGCAGCAGTTGGCATGCTGATGACGAGTAAAGTTGATAAGTTGAACAGAGATAAAATGAAAGCGGAAATCATGGATGAGATCAAAAAAGACCTCAAGTAAGGGAGACCCATTCGGGTTTCTCTTATTTTTATTTAAGGAGATGATTAATATGAAATTAAATATGAAACGTTTCAAGACTATCGGCAATAAGGTTGGTAAACATAGCCCAGAAATTCTTACAGGGCTTGGTATTGCGGGCATGGTGACAGCTACCGTCTTTGCTGTGAAGGCTACGCCGAAAGCACTCAAACTCATTGAGGAAGAAAAAAATATGCGTGCTGAATGTGAGGAGGGCGGAGTAGAGACGTCCCTCAAGCCAATCGAGATAATTAAAGTTGCATGGAAACCTTATATTCCCGTAGGAATCACTATTCTTGCGTCATCAGCCTGCTTAATCGGTGCACGATCCGTCGACCTTCGCCGGAGTGCGGCATTGACTGCTGCATATAAACTCTCCGAAGCAGCCTTGTCTGATTATCGAGAGAAAGTGATCGAAACGGTTGGTGATGAAAAAGAGGCAATTATTCGAGAGAAGGTAGCGGAGAAACATCTGAAAAGCAAACCGTTGGATAAAAAACAAATCATTACGACCGAGAGAGGGAATACTCTGTGTTTCGATGTTATTTCAGGACGATATTTTAAATCAGATATCGAGAGTATCAAAAAAGCACAGAATGAACTTAATAGACGAATGTTGAATGATATGTACTTGAGCCTTAATGACTTTTACGATGAGATTGGACTAGCACATATCGGAATTGGCGACAGGTTAGGGTGGAGTGTTGATGATGGCTTGCTGGATTTATATTTCAGCTCGCAACTTGCAGAAGATGGCACGCCATGTGTTGTAGTAGAGTATCATACTCCGCCTAAATATGATTATTAAAAGACGCGAAAATATCACATTCTCTTATGGAGAACTATCCGTTTCATTACTTATATTTGGAGGTATTTATTATGAACGAACAGAACAAGAACATCGAAATGGTCGAAGAAAATAATGACTGTATCAAAATTGAAGTGGAAAAAGAATCTAAGCTCAAGGGCTTGATTTCCAAAGCGAAAACCACCATCAAGAAGCACGGTAAGACGGTCACCGCAGTGGCAGCAGTTGGAGTTGCGGCATTGATTGGTTGTGCGCTTGGTAAGTCCAGAGAAGAATCCATTATTCCCATTGATGTTGATGATGAGTGTTATCAGAAATCGACTGAAACCGAAGATTTTCATATCGAAAATGAATACGACAATGAAGAATAAGATGAAGTTCTAATAGGGAGGCACCTGTAACAGGGTGCTTTCCTTTTACTTTTAAGGAGGATGTAGAATGGATTATAAACCAAACTCTCATAAATCAAAAACAGAGCGAAAAAAGTTAGAAAAGGTAGTCGATGGAGAAGTAAAAAAAAGAAAGCGTAGCGAGGTAAGCAAGTTTAGAGATGCTATTATTGCTGAGGATGCCGCGAATGTAAAGATGCATCTTCTTGTTGATGTTCTAATACCCTCTGTAAAAAAGGTCATTTCTGACGTGGTTCGAGATGGTATTGATATGCTGTTGTATGGAGAAGGCGGCGGTAAGAGAGATCGATTTGGAACAGCCGATAAAATTTCTTTCAGAGACTATTCAAGCCGTACGCGGAGAGATGATGGCTATCGCACTAGAAACTACGGAAGATATAGTTACGATGACATCATTATCGAAACAAGGGGTGAAGCTGAGGAAGTGCTCTCTCGAATGGACGAACTAATTGATGCTTACGGATTCGTCACTGTAGCGGACTTATATGATCTTGTTGGGGTGACAGGTAATTATACAGACAATAAGTATGGCTGGACAAGTATCCGTAACGCAGAACCAGTACGAGCACGAGGCGGAGGTTATATTTTGAAATTCCCTCGTGCAATTCCGATTGATTGAGGAGGGGTATATATGAGCTGCATTATGCTGTTAGTCGGAGAGTCCGGATGTGGCAAATCTACGATCGCAAATAAACTGTGTGAGGAGCATGGTATGAAGCAAGTAGAGTCATATACGACGAGACCGCCTAGATATCCTGGTGAAACAGGTCATATTTTTGTTTCCGAAGAAGTATTCAATAAACTAGATGGTATTGTTGGATTTACTCGATTCGATAGGTACTTCTATTGCGCAACAGAAACACAGGTTGACGATTGCGATATTTATGTGATCGATCCGGCTGGAGTTGATTACTTCATGGAGAATTATCACGGAAAGAAAACAGTTTGTGTTGTGAAGATCGAGGTAGACTTAAAACATCGAATGTATCGGATGATGGATCGTGGTGACGCTTGGGAAGATATCACTAGACGTCTTAAAAACGATGAAAAAGCTTTTGCTAATGTTAAAGCGGATGTCGTAATTGAAAATTATAATCTCAATCAGTGTGTAGATGCACTGTGGAATGTGTTTGAAAAGGAGAATAACAAATGAAAATCAATACGAATGCAATCACTAGAGTTTTTCACAAAGCAGTATTTAAGACCAAGAAGCATAGTCCGGAAATGCTCCTTGGTGCAGGAGTTATCGGTGTGGTCGCAAGCACAATCATGGCTTGCAAAGCCACTACAAAGCTAGATTCTGTTTTGGAAGAGTCAAAAGAAAATCTGGAGAAGATTCATAATTATGTGGATGAAAAAGGTTATTCTGAGAAGTACACAGAAGAAGATTCTAGAAAAGACCTTACAATTACATATACTCAGGCAGGTGTGAAACTGGTAAAGTTATATGCACCAGCAGTAGTATTGAGCATGTTGTCTATTACTGCTATTATTAAGGGACATACCATCCTGCGTAAGCGTAACATTGCTTTGGCAGCAGCTTATACTGCGATTGATAAATCGTTCAAGGGCTACCGTAGTCGTGTCATTGACCGCTTCGGTAAAGAGTTGGATCGCGAGCTTAAATATAATCTTCGAGTAAAGGAAATTGAAGAAAAGTCCATTGACAAAAACGGTAATGAAGTAACAGAAAAGAAAATGGTTGAAGTTGTTAATCCTAGTGACGTCGGTGACTATGCTAAGATCTTTACGAAAGGATGCCTTGGTTGGGAAGACGATCCGGAGTTGGCTATGATGTTTTTGAAACAGCAACAGTGTTATGCCAATGATAAACTTAGATATCAGGGTTACTTGTTCTTGAATCAGGTGTATGACATGCTTGGTATTCCTCGGACAAAAGCAGGGCAGATTGTAGGCTGGATTTATGACAAAGATGGTAATACCGCAGGTGATAACTATGTTGATTTCGGTATTTACAATGTGGCGATCGAAGCAAATCGAGACTTTGTGAATGGCTATGGAAACTCTCTGTTACTGGATTTTAATGTTGATGGAGATATTCTCGACCTTTTTTAACAAACGGGCTGTCAAGCCCGAGTGTACACCGATACGGATTGTTATTTGACTATCCTTACCTATTTAATTATTAAAAAGGAGTTAAAAACATGACTGGCAGAGAATTGATTATTTACATTTTAGAAAACCACCTTGAGGACGAGGTTATTTTCGAAAATGGAAAAATAAAGGGATTCCTTACAGATGCTGAGGTGGCAGCAAAGATGAATGTTGGTAGATCGACTATTAAGGCATATATCGAACGTGGGTGGTTAAGGGCTGTACGAATCGGCGATTGCTATTACATTCCTGAAAACGCAAAATTAATGAAAAAGTAAAGGAGTCTCAATTATGAAAAAATGGATGACATTAGTGACTTTTGCAATGGGCGCTGCTACTGGTGCCGCAGTCACTTGGCGAATCGTAAAAGAAAAGTACGAGCAAATTGCTCGTGAAGAAATTGCTTCTGTGAAAGAAACATTTTCGCAGCGGAAGATTAAAAAAGAAGAAAATAATGCTGAAAACATTGCTTCTGTGTCTCAACCTGAAATCAAAAACGATCAAGGCAATAATAAATCTTATGAAAACGTTTTAACCGACAATGGTTATGTGGATGACCGTACAAAAAGTTATACTAATTATACATTAAATAAGTATCGAAAGGAAAAGGAGGAAAATCAAGTGGTACTTGACGATAGACCTTATGTTATTTCCCCAGAGGAATTTGACGAGCTAACGGATTATAATACAATCAGTTTAACATATTATACTGATGGTGTTTTAACTGATGATATGGATGAGCCAATCGATCCTTCGGATATCGAGGATCTCGTATGTGAAGATTTCGCAAATCATTTTGGAGAATACGAAGCGGATTCTGTATTTGTTCGCAATGATGCTATGCGAACCGATTATGAAATTCTTCGGGATATGCGAAGATACAGGGATATCACATGATGACGATCCAGGAAGAATATTTTGAATGGCTGTATAATTTAACATGTGGAGAACAGTATGCTAATGGAGTTTCTTATAGGAAGCTCCTAGCATATCTCCACCATACAGAATTCACATGGCTTCTTCCAAACGATCAAAATCGGGCAGAAGATGGCATTAATCTTAGACATAGATTTACTAATAAATTATCCGGACCATGCAGTGTATTGGAAATGGTCATTGGACTAGCTGTTCGATGCGAAGAGTGGATCATGGATAATCCTAATTATGGCAATCGTACGAGACAATGGTTTTGGTCTATGATTTCAAGTTTGGGATTAGGAAACATGCATGATGAACGCTACGACGAAGCGTATGTAAAGCAAATTGTTATTCGCTTTCTGAATAGAGAATATAAACCAGATGGTCGAGGTGGACTATTCACGATCAGAAACTGCAAGTATGATTTGCGTGATGTAGAAATATGGTATCAGTTATGCTGGTATCTTGACGGTATTGCTCAATAATTAAAAAAGGGGGGAAGCAAATGTAATGATCGACTTTGTTAAAGTTTCAACTCGTAGTTCGAAGAAAGACGTGGTTGAGATTTATCCCAAATTCATGATTAAGAAAAGCTCCGATCTAATGATTAGAGGCGGAGATTTTTATGCGATTTGGGACGAAGAACGGGGTTTATGGTCTACGGATGAACAAGACGCTATCCGTTTGATTGACAAAGAAGTTCGTGAGTTTGCCGAAGAGAATAAGGATAAAATCGACGGCACAATTCGAATCTTATATATGTGGGATGCCGACACAGGTATGATTGATAAGTGGCATAAATATTGTCAGAAGCAAATGAGAGACTCTTTTCATATGTTGGACGAGACATTGATATTTTCAAACACTCCAACAGGTAAAAATGATTATGCCAGCAAGCGACTGCCCTACCCATTAGAAAAAGGGAAGTGTCACGCTTACGATCGCCTGATGTCAACTTTATATTCGCCGGAGGAAAGACATAAAATTGAATGGGGTATCGGTTCAGTGGTATCGGGAGATTCTAAGAGTTTACAAAAATTCATGGTACTCTATGGTGCCGCTGGTACTGGTAAATCGACAGTCCTAAATATCATCCAGCAACTATTTGAGGGTTACTATTCGGTCTTTGACGCAAAAGCGTTAGGATCGTCTAGTAACTCTTTTGCGTTGGAGGCATTCAAGACAAACCCTCTAGTTGCGATTCAGCATGATGGCGACTTATCTAGAATCGAAGATAATACTCGATTGAATAGCTTAGTATCCCACGAATTGATGACTGTCAATGAAAAGTTTAAAAGTACATATTCGAATCGATTCAAGGCATTCTTATTTATGGGAACGAACAAACCAGTGAAAATTACCGACGGCAAATCTGGTTTGATTCGAAGATTGATTGATGTCTCGCCATCCGGCAATAAACTCCCTCAGAAAGAATACATGACAACGGTAAAGCAAATTAGTTTTGAGCTTGGAGCGATCGCCTATCACTGTAGAGAAGTATACTTGGAAAACCCTAATGCCTATGACAGCTATATTCCGACAACGATGATGAGTGCGTCAAACGACTTTTACAACTTCATTATCGACGCCTATCATGTATTCAAAAAGGAAGATGGAACAACTTTAAAGGCTGCCTGGGAAATGTACAAAACGTACTGTGATGAAGCAAAAGTGCCATATCCTTATTCTCAGCGTAACTTTAAAGAAGAGCTCAAAAACTATTTTCGAGAGTTTAATGAGCGATTTAATCTGGAGGATGGGAGCAGAGTTAGAAGTTATTACTCTGGATTTAGAACTGACAAATTTGAAAGCGAAAAAAATCCCGAGGAGAAAAACGCGGAAAACAAAAGCAATTTTATCGAATTTAAGGAGCAAGGATCTGTATTTGATAAAGAATGTGCTCAGTGGCCTGCCCAGTATGCCAGTTCTAATGAAACACCATTAAAAAAATGGGATGAGGTAACAACAATGTTGGCTCAGATAGACACCTCTAGGCTTCACTATGTGAGACCTCCTGCTGAACATTCCAATCATATAGTCATAGACTTTGATATGAAGAACGAGAAAGGAGAGAAATCATTTGAACTTAATCGCGCTGCTGCTTCTGCTTGGCCTGCTACCTACGCTGAGCTTAGTAAAAGCGGCAATGGAATTCATCTGCATTATATTTACAACGGTGATACTTCTCGTCTTAGTTGCGTTTACGATGACGATATTGAAGTGAAGGTGTTCAGTGGGAAATCTTCGTTAAGGCGTAAATTAACAAAATGCAACGACTTGCCCATCGCTACCATTAGCTCAGGGTTACCGTTGAAAGGAGAAAATAAAGTGTTAAATTTTGAAGGGGTAAAGAGCGAAAGATCCTTACGTACATTAATTAAACGTAATCTTTGTAAAGAGATCCACCCCAATACAAAACCAAGTATCGACTTTATTTATAAAATCTTAGAGGACGCATATAATTCGGATTTAAAATACGATGTGTCTGATATGAAAAATGCTGTGATCGCTTTTGCCGCAACCAGTAGCAATCAAGCAGATTACTGTTTGAAACAAGTGGGAAAAATGAAGTTCAAGGCGGACGAAGTATCAAGCAATGTCGAGGCTGATGGAAAAATTGTTTTTTATGACGTTGAAGTTTTTCCCAATTTATTTCTTGTCAATTGGAAGGTCGAAGGGGATGGAAAGCCAGTAGTACGCATGGTAAATCCAAATCCTTCGGAAATCGAGGAGCTAATGAGACTTCGTCTCGTGGGGTTTAACTGCCGTAGGTATGATAACCATATTCTTTATGGTAGATTGATTGGCTATAGCAATGAACAACTCTATAACCTGTCTCAAAAGATTATCAATGGTGACAGAAATGCTTTCTTTGGAGAGGCATACAATATTTCGTATACGGATGTTTATGATTTTTCTAGCAAAAAGCAATCTCTCAAAAAGTTTGAGATTGAGTTAGGTATTCATCATAAAGAATTAGGATTGCCTTGGGATAAATCTGTGCCAGAGGAGTTATGGACAAAGGTGGCCGAATATTGCGATAACGACGTCATTGCGACAGAAGCCGTGTTTCATGCGAGAAAAGCGGACTTTACAGCTAGAAAAATTCTGGCCGACGTGGCCGGAATGACTGTAAATGATACTACGAACTCACTCACTACTAGAATTATCTTTGGGAAGAATCGTCATCCCCAAGACCAATTCAATTATCGCTTCATGGGGATCGAAGAGCTTCCGTTCACTATGGGCAATGAGGAATATACACTATTCGATGCGGAAGGGAAACCAGAGTTTCCTGGATATAAATATGAAGCAGGGAAATCTACTTATCGCGGCGAAGAAGTAGGTGAAGGTGGATATGTGTATGCCGAACCTGGAATGTATGGTAATGTCGCATTACTTGATATCGCTTCTATGCATCCGAGCAGCATCGTGGCGGAAGAACTGTTTGGACCAGAATACACTCAGAGATTTAATGATATTCTCCAAGCACGGATCGCGATTAAACACAAAGAATTTGATAAAGCAAAGCAGATGCTTGGGGGAGCGTTAGCTAAGTATTTAGCAGATGAAGAGGCTGCGGCAGACTTAGCACAGGCTCTGAAGATTGCTATCAATTCCGTTTATGGATTGACCTCAGCAGGATTCGATAACCCCTTCAGGGATATTCGCAACAAAGATAATATCGTAGCTAAACGAGGTGCTTTGTTTATGGTAAACCTCAAACACGAGGTTCAAAAACGAGGCTTTACAGTAGCTCATATCAAAACAGACTCCATTAAGATCCCGGATGCCTCTTTGGATATTATTGATTTTGTAGTTCAGTATGGTAAAAAATACGGCTACAATTTCGAGCACGAGGCTACATATGACAGGATGTGTCTCGTTAATAACGCTGTCTATATTGCTAAGTACGCAACTATTGACCAGTGCTATAAGCTGTATGGGAACGAATATGTAGAAAGCGGAAAAGACATGCTGAAAGATTGCAGAAAGCATGGCGGTGAGTGGACAGCTACTGGCGCACAGTTCCAGGTTCCATATGTATTCAAAAGGCTTTTCAGCAAAGAACCTATTGAATTCGGTGATATGTGCGAAACGAAGGCAGTTACGACCGCTTTATATTTGGACATGAATGAGAAGCTTCCGGATGTATCAAAGGAAGAAGATGAACGTGAGAAGCTCATGAAGAAGTTGCTCAAACTCGATCCACTTGATATTTCTAGAAAAGAAATCGAAGCTCGTATCAAACAGTTGCAGCCGACGATTGATGCAGGACATGATTATCACTTTATCGGTAAAGTCGGACTATTCTGCCCCATCAAACCTGGCTGTAATGGCGGATTACTCGTTCGAGAAAAGGATGGGAAGTATTCGGCAGCTACTGGTTCAAAGGACTTCCGGTGGCTGGAAGCAGAGATCGTAAAAACCTCAGAGAAAGAAAAAGATATTGATCGAGGTTATTACGACAAGCTAGTAAACGATGCTGCCGAATCCATTGCTGAATACGGGGATTTAGAATGGTTCGTTTCGGATGATCCTTACATTTCTCCATGGCAGGCATCAGAACCTCCTTGGGATAGCGTGACCCCTTTTGATGTTCGCTAAATTAACATTCACTCTTATGAGGAGTGATATTTTATGAAACTAAAAGACAGTATCAAATTTGGATTCGGTTTATATCTGGGATGGACTATTGCACGCAGTATCGATAGGGGGCTTGGTAAGGCTATCCAAAAGAGTACTGTGTTCAATAAACACAGGGAGTCTATTCTAGAAAGCGAAACGAATAGTGAGCAGAATACTGCAAAAAGAGTTGTCGGATTTGGTCCTCGCTAATGTGATAGGGCGTCTAGGAAACTAGGTGTCTTATTTCTTTTACAAACGCGAATGAAACACATGCTCTTATGAAACCAAAGGAGGTTATATTATATGGTTAAGGAAAAAGTGAGAATCATTAAGGAAAATCCACTTATTGTTCTCCATTGGAGAAATCATGAGGAAGGCGAAAAGAAGCTTGGGGTTTACAAAGAAGACCTGTTAAGTGCAGATATCGGCGATACATTCTGTATCCCGGATAAACATCATTGTTGGAGAGCCGTCATCGATGACGAACTTACGGTGATTTATCGGGAGGTGGGCAGTATCGGGTGTGTACTCAAACGGTACAGAACCAGCGACGAGGCCGACCCGGATTACTTGGAGGATGAAGTGGAGTACATTCATTTTGAATTCCATTAATAAACAACGTGGTTATCAAAGAGCTTGTATCGTATGATGCAGGCTCTTTATTTTTCAAATCCATTTAAAAGGAGATAAAAAACATGAACGTAACTTTTGCACCGAGAAATATTTTGCAGATTGACGACGCCAGAATTATTTATCGTAATTTCTCAGGAGCACCGTCCAAGTACAATCGGGAAGGTGACCGCAACTTCGCAGTTATTATCAACGACAAGGCAACCGCAGATACACTTATCGAGGAGGGCTGGAATGTAAAGATTAAACCGCCGCGTGATGAGGATGACGCACCGTTTATGTACTTACCGGTCAAGGTCAAATTCAACGATCGTGGTCCTCATTGTTATTTGGTGACAAACAACCGAATGAATCGTTTGAGCGAAGATAGTATCGGATGCTTGGATGATATCGATATTATCTCTGTTGATATGGATATCCGCCCTTATGATTGGGATGTGAACGGTAAAGTCGGACGTACCGCATACTTACAATCTATTCGTGTTACGCAGCGTATTGACCGATTCGCAGCTCAATTTGCGGAGGAAGAGTATCCGGAGGAGCTTCCGTTTTAACAAGTTAAATCGCGAAATTAACATGCTCCTTTATGAAAGGAGATGACTTATATGAGACAGATCATCTTGTACGGGGTAGGCGGACCGGAGGTACAGTATTGTGCTATCCGATATTGGATTATCCATTCGCAGGACCTGTCTGTTAGGGAACTGAAAGGATGCGCTATGCGTATGAGGATTGAATATCCTTCTATTAAGAGAGTATTCGCAGTTGATAACAGACGTGGCTTGCGTAAGGATTACATTGAATCAGTCAAGGATAGATACAATAGCATGGAATCCAGGTTAGCCTTCCTCGATATGATCGAGAGAGAAGGCATCGAAATCAAATAATATAACATAGGGACGACACCTGAAACATGGTGTCTTTCCTTTTATATTTGCGTGATAAAAACACTCCCTCTAATGGAAAGGAGTGTGATTGGTATGGGCGCTGTTAAAGCATGGTACGAAGAACATATTCCTAACGCCACAGTTGAAGAATTGTTGGAAGAAGGATTTACTTTGGATCAAATCAAATGGCTGAAAGAAATATTTGATTACACTTAATCAAGAGTGGGGTCTTGACTAGAAATAGTTGAGACTCTTCTCTTTATTTTATGTGGGCCTTTAGCTTAGTTGGTTAAAGCGTCCGGCTCATAACCGGATGACCCTGGGTTCGAGCCCCAGAAGGCCCACCATATGCCCATGTGGTGGAATCGGGATACACTCTGGACTTAAAATCCAGCGCCGTTTAGGATTACGAGTTCGAATCTCGTCATGGGCACCATTTATATTTTATGAAAGGACCAGGTGATATGCATGAAGTACGTCTGTGTTAAGAGAAGGAAGATTTATGCGCAGCTATTTAACGAGTATGATTTCGCTAAGAAAAAATGCGATGAGTTGAATAAGGTAAATTTTGATAGGGATATGTGGTATCCGATCCCGATATATGAGCGGAATCCGCATTAGCTACCAAAAAAGGAGGAGCATTATGCAATACAAAGTAGTATTTGAGGAAGCAGATATTCTTCGTTACATAACGGAAACAACGGAGGCCGTAATGGGACTTACGGTACTTGATGCACATACGGAGCATATCCCAAATCCGAATCCGGACGGCAATGATTATATTTTTCAGATTGTCGTGACAACAACTGGTGAAAAAAGCAAGCGCGAATAAAAAAGCTTGCTTTAGTTTATAGGAGGAACTATTTATGAAAGATTGTATGAATTGGATTTGGAAGCTCGATGACAATAGTATTAGTATCGATGCTGATACTATACTTCACGAGTATGATCGAAAAGTGGCTAAATTTGAAGCAGTAAAGAATAAGTTTAAACCAGGGTGCGCTGTTACATATATTGGTAACGTCCATAACCGTCTCAGAGATAAAATTGGTGTTGTAAAAGAGGTTAGATTATGTTCTACAGACGATATTATTTATGTGATGGTTAAATACGAAGATGAAGGATTTACTAGGTATCTTGATCCGAGATATCTTAAAATTCTTAATTCGAAAAAACATATCAAACCAGAATTTTCAATTAAAAAGGTTATTTTTAATGAACCGGCAACAATTGTGTTTTGGGAAGACGGTACTAAGACTGTGGTGAAATGCAGTAAACGCGATACATACGATTATGAAAAAGGTATTGCAATGGCTATTGCCAAAAAAGTGTTCGGTAACACAAATAACTACTATAAGAAAATTAAAAACTTTTTACCTAAAGAAGAGAAACAAAAGAAATCTTTTGATACAAAAGAAGATTATTTTAAGGAAGTTAATGAAGCTCTTAATTCTTATTCTACATGTTGGTCTAAAGCATTAAAAGATTTTTGGTGTAATTAATGAAGACCATTCCTAAAAAAGAAAAAAAAACATTTTTATATGGATATCAAATGGATGCAGTTAAGAAAATGCGAAATGGCTGCATCTTAAATGGCGGGGTCGGTTCTGGTAAATCTAGGACCGGCCTCTATTATTATTTCAAAGAAAATGGAGGTAGTATCGACCCGAACTATAAACCCATGAAACATAAACCACAGGATTTATATATTATAACAACAGCCATGAAACGCGATTCTTTGGAATGGGTGGGAGAATTAGCGAACTATCGCATCTCGCCTCATCCTGAGCATAATATGTTTTATGGGAATAAGGTGGTGATTGATTCTTGGAATAACATAAAAAAGTATATTGATGTAATTGGATCTTTCTTTATATTTGATGAAGATCGAGTAACTGGTTCTGGAGCTTGGGTAAAATCATTCCTAAAAATTGCTCGGAGTAATAATTGGATAATTCTTTCTGCTACTCCAGGCGATACTTGGGAACAATATATTCCAGTATTTGTGGCGAATGGATTTTATAAGAATAAAACAGAATTCAGTAGAGAACATATTGTTTATTCTAGGTTTACGAAATATCCTAAAATTGAACGCTACATCAATACTGGACGACTTATTAGACTTCGTAATCGGATTCTTATTGATATGGATTTCTCAAGGAATACGATTCCTCATCATGAAGATGTATATGTTCAATATAATATTTCAAAGTATAAAGATGCTATGAGAAAACGATGGGACCCGTATAAAGATGAGCCCATTCAACAAGCTTCTGTGCTTTGCTATGTATTAAGGCGCATAGTAAATGAAGACGAATCTCGACAGGTAGCTTTGCTTGAAATATTTGAGAAGCATCCTAAAATGATAATCTTTTATAGTTTCGATTATGAGCTTAATATTTTGAGGGAGATATTTTATAATGCTAATGTCGAAATTGCTGAATGGAATAGTCACAAGCATCAACCTGTGCCTGTCGGATCTTCATGGGTCTATCTTGTCAATTATGGGGCTGGAGCAGAAGGCTGGAATTGCATTACAACTGACACCATTGTGTTCTATTCTCAGTCCTACAGCTACAAAACAGTGTCTCAGGCAGCTGGAAGAATTGATAGACTTAATACTCCATTCAGAGACTTATATTACTACCATCTTAAAACACGATCAGGAATTGATTTAGCAATTAGCAAGGCACTTCGAGAAAAACGGAAATTTAATGAAACCCGTTGGGTTAAATGGTGAAAGGGTCTCATAATGACAAGAGAAGAATGGTACAAACATAAAACAATTGATGATGTTATATCTGTTAGCGAGTATGTTCAAATTATGCTCGATGATGCTATTGAAACTAACATGCCTGTGAAAAAAATCCAGCAATTGTATCGCCTTTTGACAGAGTTGCAATATGACATAGGAAAGCAACTTCAATAAAATGTATCACTTGATGACAAAATATTCTTTTCATATTTTAAAAGGAGTAAATAAATGAATATTGATATTTCTAAAATTAAATTCGAAGAGACTTATGTTAATACTCCGTTTCATAAATTCACATTGTATTTTATCGGTCCTAAAGATTTGGTGAAAGATAGGTATCCGGAAGCCGATCATTCTACAATTTCTTTAGAACTTACGACGAGAACCACAATGATATCTCCATCAAAGAATGGAGTTGGTTATAATTGGTCTGATATTAAACTTGATGACGATACAATAGACGGACTTATTAGATTATATGTATTACGTAAACATAGTTTATCTACACATTAGGAGGTAAATAAAAATGCGAAGAGAAGAAGCCATTGAAGTAATTGACGAACTGGAAAATGGTATGATATGTATTGGTGAAAACAACAATATTTGGCAAAACAGACTTATTTACGCTCTATGTCAAGGGGTAAGACTTCTGTTGCTGGACAAAATCAAGAAGGATAAATAATGAAAAAGATATTTTACTCTATCAGCACTTTACTGTTTTTTGGTGCATATTCAGGATGGTGTTGTCTAGCATACCTTGTCGGTTTTTCTAGGATTGTAAATTTCTTGGGTAATCTTTTTATTTTAGTCAACTACTTAGTCTTAATGTTTGATATTAAAAGATGGAATCTGGAGGAATTCATTATGGAAAATATTTATAAAGAAGTATATTTTAATAAATATTGTCAGACTTGTAAGAATAAGGATGTGAAAGAATCTGATGATCCATGTGACGAATGTCTATCACAACCAGTTAATCTATATTCTCACAAACCAGTAAATTATATTTCAGTTAAAAAAGAATAATGTCAGTTGCTTTTGACAATGCGATTTGATATATTATGAGTGGAAGTTTTCCATTTTAGTAAATTGACGTAAGACTAGGAAAGGTGAGAAAAATGAAGAAAAAACTGCTGGTTGTATTCATCTGTAGTATGCTGTTGACAATGACAGCTTGCAGCAGTGGCACTAACGCATCCGCTGGCGCAGGAGAAGTTAAGGATACTCATGAAGAAGTATCTGTAAAAACATCTCCAGATAAGTACACTTGGTATGTCAAAGATTACGTGGGTAAAAACGTCGCGTCCCTGGGATATACTTCAATGGGCGGGGATCGAATGGATAGCTACGGTGAAGGCCTTTTGGAACTGGTGCTGGTAAATGAAAGCGGAAAATACATCGACATCAGCAATGAAGACGAACTGAAAAAGTACGTTGTCGTGGCGCAAAACGTGAAGCCTAATACTGAGATCAAGTACACCTTTGAGAAGGATGAAAACGGAAAAGAGTATGATGGGCTTATCGACAGTCAGACAGTAGAAGAGGTTGTGCTTTTTGTTAAGGAGGTAGATACTTCCGGTGATGCCGATGTTTCGCTGACTGAGATTAAGCCGGCAACTGATAAGTATACTTATTACGTAAGGGATTACGTAGGGAGAAACCTGGCTTATTGTGGTTACACCTCGATGGGCGGGGATCGGATTGACAAATATGGCGCAGCGGCCGTAAAGCTCGTTCTCGTATCAGATGATGGAAGTTACGTGGATATTGAAGACAAAGATAACGTGAAAAATTATGTTGTCAAAAAGCAGAATATTGCACCGAACACAAAAATCAAATTCGAACGGGAGAAGGACGAAAACGGGAAAGAGTATAGTTTCGCTAAGAACCAAAACATTGATGAAATAGAGTTGCATTTGGTATCGATCAAAGAATGATACCAAAAGAGCACTTAACGAAAGAGGAGGCACCTGTAACAGGGTGCTTTCCTTTTACTTTTAAGGAGGTAATTAAGTTATGCATGGATTTATTTATCAAAGAATGGCTATGAGAACTTCTGCTTTTAATAGCAATCAGAAGGAAGATATGGCCGCTCATGCTGTATTCGGATTGTGTTCTGAAGCGGGTGAAGTAGCAGGTATTTTTCAGAAATTTTATCAAGGTCATCCGATTGATATAGAGCATATCAAAAAGGAACTCGGTGATTGCATGTGGATGATTGCTGAGGCTTGTACGGCTTTTGATCTTGATTTGGATGATGTGATGCAAGCTAATATCGATAAACTTCGAGCTAGATATCCTAACGGTTTTGAATCTGAGAGATCTTTACATAGACAGGAAGGAGATATTTAAATGACTTTCAAAGAACAAATCTTGGTTATCGACTGACATATCGTTCATATTGATGAAAGACACGATATTTCTATTATAAAAGTGGAGGATAAATAAAAATGATTAAAATTGAACACGTGGTTCTAGCAAGTCCAGAACAAATGGAGTTTATTATTGAAGGTATGCGAAATCCTATGAATTCGTGGGAGAATAGCGATAGCACTTCTATTGAAGATGGCGAGTGGCATAATATTTGCGGTAACAGTGGTCCCTATAATGGAACGGTTACCGATACAGAGACATTTTTTGAAATGGGCAAAAATGATTTTGATCTTATGACTCGTCTTCGTAATGCAGGTACAGATCATAGAAAATTTATGAGAATGATGCCCGTATATGCAAGAGTTACTGCTCCATTATACTGGTGGAAAGAATTTGATACATATAAAGTCGGTACTGTAGCAAATTCTTGTAGTACAATGCATAAGATTGCATCTAGAGAGTTTACGATTGAGGATTTTTCATGTGATCGTCTTGGTGTGATTATTCCAGCTGAAAAAAATGACGGGAAGGAATGTTATCAGAATCTTTGGTTAGAAAGAATGGAAGGTATTATCATTGCTTTGAATATCGCTCGCAGGTTTTATATTCGTGTAGATGATTTAAAACTTAAAAAAGATTACTGGTGGCAGATGATCCAGCTCCTTCCAAGTAGTTACAATCAAACTCGTAATGTTATGTTGAATTATGAGGTTTTGGCAAATATTTATAAATCTCGTAAGGATCATAAATTGGATGAGTGGCATGATTTCTGTGATTGGATTAAGAGCCTACCATATAGTAAGTTGATTACAGAGAAGGTTGAGAATATCCATTGACAAAAAAACTTTTTCTAACTGTAGTTACAGCCATATTAGTTGTGGAGAGCTTATTTGCCAATGGCACGAATCGTATGTTAGCCCAACCGGAAAGTGTTCGTGGTATACGAAAAAAGTAGACAAAGGAAGATTTTAAATGATTATAAAAAAATCGAATGGGCGTGTGTACGGTGCTAATTTGACAGCTGCTGAAAAGAAAGCAATGGATTTAGAAATCCAAAGACAGTTTGCTGATTATCTTAGCAAAAGCGAGAACGAAATTTCTGCAATTATTTTGTGGGAACTTCATGAACAATTTAGATTCGGTCAAAAACGATTAAAGGATTTCTATATTCATTTTGGAAAGTCAGTAAAAGAGTTAATCGCTAGATACGAGCTTGAAAATTCGGATGATATTTGGTTATGCACACGCAAGCTAAAAGAAATCGGTGTAGATCTGGACGAATGGAGAAAACATACGGAGGTATAGTATGAGCAAAGAACAGCCTTGTTATGAGTGTAAAAATCGTCACCCTGTATGTCATGATTCATGTAAAGTATATCAGCATTGGGCGCAAAAGCAACGAAACATTAAAACCGCATTGAAGGCAACTGACGCTGATTATGTAAGTATGGAATATACTTTAAAAAATAAAAACATAATTGCACGCAAACAGAAAAAAGGTAGACATCATTATGGAAATGGTTGAGCGCAATATATTGAAACAAAAAATGACAAAAAAATACCCCACTATTTCTGAATTGATTATGCAACGTCGTAGACAAATTTGGATTCATAGTATTATTTACTATGAGCTCAATGATAATGTTGTATCAGATGCACAATGGGCCAAATGGGCAAATCAATTGGTTGAGCTCCAAAAAAAATATCCGAAACTTTCCAAAAGCTTACCACATTATGATATTTTCAAAGATTTTGATTCTTCGACCGGATACGATTTGCCGCTTAGAGATCCAGGAATGATGGCTAAGGCTATTTGGTTGTTGGAATATGATAAAAAAGTAAAGGAGTGTACATATGAATAATAAAGTACACAATGCGCTTAAAAAAGTTGTCTTAACAATTTTAATGAGTGTAGTTTTTTATGTTTTGTTTGCAGGACTTGTGTTGGTTGCTGAATGTCTTGCTAATATGATTTAAAAGGAGAATAACAAATGAATAAAATTTATTTTGCTACAATCAATGGTAATTTGATTAACAATGATGGAATCGCTAGATTAGCTATGCTCCATGATGGTGAACTTATTATGAGCAACGACTACGATCTTGTGAGAAAATATGCTGAAACTTGTAAAGGAATTGTCAAGGAGATAAAAAATCCTTCTGTGGAGTATCTTTTGAGACGTGGTTATAGAGCTTCTGCTATTGGTGTATATAGGGATAAACATCCTGAACTAAGCTTCGTAGCAGTAAAAAAGGCTATTAATCGTATTGAAGAAAAAATGGAGAAGCGAGAGAAAATGGAAAAGTGTAAAAACACAACAGGAAACTCTGAGGAAACATCTGAAACATGAATTTGAGAGGGCTTGTGAATTACAGGCCCTCTTCTTTTTGGCCACTTTTGGTCAATAAAAGTGGGCTTTGGTCACTTTTGATTTGACCAAAGACTGTTTTGAGACATAGAAAAGTGGGCTTTTGGCCAAAAAAAGTGGGCTTTTGGCCACTTTTGGTCAATAAAAGTGGGCAGAGATTTGGCCATTTTTTGGTGCAAAATAGGCCAAAAATGGGGTAAAATGGGCTAAAATCGGCGTTTTTTGGCTAAAATCAGTGATTTTTAAGGCTAAAATTAAGTTTGTGGTCAAATGCCCACTTTTTTTCTTTATTTTGTTAAAAAAAAAAAAAAATAAAAATATATAAATAGACGGAAAAAAGTGGGTTTTTGACCAAAGATTAAAAATTCGCGAAAAAAACACGGCCTTTTATAGGGAAGGAAAGTGATTTTCTTTTTTTTTATCCGAAAAAAGGAGGGACAATACAAAATGAATAAGCGTGAAAGCGTATTTCAAAAAGAATTAATGGACGAAATTAGAACTCAATATCCAGGATGTATTATTCTCAAAAATGATTCTAGTTATATTCAGGGCTTTCCTGATTGGACTATTCTTTTTGAGGATAAATGGGTTGTACTTGAGGTAAAGCGTGATAAAAATGCTAAAAAACAACCGAATCAAGATTATTATGTGGATCGACTAAATAACATGTCATTCGCGTCATTCGTATATCCTGAAAACAAGGAGGAAGTGCTAGATGCAATTCAACAAACATTTAAGGCTTGAGGGGTTGCATGCTCCTTTTAGCGCTAGTCAATCAAGTTGGCTTCGATATGACGAGGAGAAAGCACTTGAAGTATATTTAAACAAAAAAGCTGCTGAACGTGGAACTCGTCTTCACAAGTGGGCAAAGGAAACAATTGATCTAGGAATTAAACAGCCTAGATCAAAGAAGACAATCTACACATATATAAACGATGCAATTGGCTTTAAGATGGATACTGAAGTTGTTTTATTTTATTCGTTACGTTTTTTTGGGACCGCTGATGCAATCAGCTTTCGAAAGAATGTTTTAAGGATACATGATTTGAAAACTGGAAAAAGAGATGCACATATGGATCAGCTTATGGTGTATGCAGCACTTTTCTGTTTAGAATATCATGTACAACCAAAGGATATTGAGATTGAGCTTCGGATTTATCAAAACGATGAAATTATATACCATAAACCATTGGCTGAAGAAATTGGTGCGATTATGAATAAGATCGTATCTCTGGATTCAATGCTTGAAAAATATGAGGAGTGAGATGAACCATGAACTCAGTAGCAGAAGAGATTATGTCATATTACGGCATCGTAGATGAGGAAGATACTTTAGAACACTATGGTATGCCTAGGCGAAGTGGTCGCTATCCTTGGGGGAGCGGTGATGATCCTTATCAGCATAGAAATGATTTTCTAGGGCGAGTCGAACAACTTCGTAAAGAAGGGTGGACTGAAACAGCCGAAAATGTAAAAAGCACATTCGGCATGTCTCTTAAAGATTATCGAAACGAAAAAGCTTGGGCGAATTATGAACGTAGACTTTATCAGGTAGAAAGAGCAAAGTCTCTTTTGAGTGATGGTAAAGGTGCGACAGAAATCGGTCGAGAAATGGGATTGTCAGAATCAACTGTTAGGTCTTTGCTGAATCCAAGATCAGAAGATCGTATGCGAGAAGCAGCAAACACAGCAGCTTTTTTAAAAGAACGATGTGATAAATATGGAATGATTGATGTCGGTACAGGTGCCGAATTACACTTAAGAGTTACAAGAACAAAGCTAGATCAAGCTTTATATGGCCTTAAACGAGAAGGTTATGAAATCTATAAAGGTGGTATTCCTCAGGTTACTAATCCAGGTCAACAGACTAACCAGATTGTTCTATGTAAACCTGGAACACCGCACAAAGCAATTTATGACTTTGATAAAGTACATTCCGTTACAGATTATATTTCCAGAGATGATGGGGATTCTTTCGAAAAGAAATTCCATTACCCTGAAAGTATGGATTCTAAACGTCTGATGATTCGCTATAAAGAGGACGGCGGTATTGATAAAGATGGCGTTGTTGAACTTCGTAGGGGTGTCCCTGATTTGTCTCTTGGTGAATCGCGATATTCTCAGGTGCGCATTTTGGTTGATGGTAAAAAGTACATTAAAGGGATGGCAGTATATTCAGACGATATGCCTCCTGGTGTTGATGTCATCTTTAATACAAATAAGTCGAAGAGTGTTTCTAAATTAGATGTCTTAAAAGATATTAAAGATGATCCGGATAATCCATTTGGCTCTGCAATCAAAGATGCTGACCAAGGCGGTCAATATTGGTATACCGACCCAAAGACTGGAAAAAAGAAACTTGGACTAATTAATAAACGTGCAGACGAAGGAGACTGGACTGACTGGAAGGACTCTCTTCCATCTCAGTTCTTATCAAAACAATCTACGTATATGGCTAAGAAGCAGTTGGATTTAGCTAAAGCAGATAAGTTAGATGAATATAATGAAATCTGCTCACTTACTAACCCAACGATTAAAAAACATTTACTACAAAAGTTTTCAGACAGTTGCGATTCAGCCGCTGTCCATCTACAAGCAGCTGCTCTACCAGGACAAAAGTATCATGTAATTCTTCCGGTTAATTCTTTAAAGGAAACAGAAGTGTATGCCCCTAACTATGATAACGGCACTAAACTTGCTTTGATCCGTTATCCTCATGGTGGAACCTTTGAAATTCCAATTCTTACTGTTAACAATAAAAACGCTGACGGTAATAAATTAATTGGTAAAGACTCCGTAGATGCAGTAGGTATCAATAGTAAAGTTGCAGAACGTTTATCTGGAGCAGATTTTGATGGCGATACTGTTATGTGTATTCCTACTAATGATAAAAACGGAAAGGTTAAAATTGCATCTACTGAACCATTGGAAGGACTTAAAGGATTTGATCCTAAAATGGAATATCCTGAACGTCCAGGTATGAAATACATGAAAGATCCAGTGACAAAAACCGATAACACTCAGAAAGAAATGGGTGTTATCTCAAATCTGATTAGTGATATGACACTAGGTGGAGCTAAGCCAGAAGAACTTGCTGCTGCGGTAAGACATAGTATGGTGGTTATTGACGCTGGCAAACACAAACTTGATTATAAGCGTAGCGAAGTAGAAAACAATATTGCAGCACTTAAGAAAAAGTATCAGGTAAAAGTTGACGAGAACGGTAACGTAAAATATGGTGGAGCATCTACTTTGATTTCGAGAGCGAAAGGCGAGGTCACGATTGACAAGAGACAAGGTAGTCCTCATATTAATATGAAAGGTCGACCTGATTATGACCCGAGCAAGCCAGAAGGTGCGTATCTCTATAAGAAAGCTGACGACCTATACTACCCCGTACGGAAGTATAATAGGGGTACGGGGGATATGACACTGGTAACGGTATCTGGACAAAAGATTACATATAACGTTGCAGATAAAAAAGCTGCTGAATTATATACTCCTGTTAAAAGAGTTGACCCTAAAACTGGAGATGTATCTTATACAGATAAGACAGGGAGTATCGTATATCGAGTTAATAGAAGACATCAGAAGTCTTCTAACATGGCCGAAACTGATGATGCTTACACACTTGTGTCACCTGCTCGTCATCCGATGGAGTTGCTTTATGCTGACTATGCGAATTCTATGAAAGCATTGGCTAATCGGGCTCGTAAAGAGATGATGATGACCGGAAAAATCGAGTATTCAAAAGAAGCTAAGGTTAAGTATCAAAGAGAAGTTGATTCTCTTACAGGTAAACTAAACACTGCATTATTAAACTCTATAAAGGAGCGAGAAGCTCAGCGTAAAGCTAACTATGAAGTTGGTGTAAAGAAAGCGGGTAATCCTGAAATGAGACCTGGAGATATAAAGAAAGCAAGTCAACAGGCACTGACAAAGTATCGTCAAGAAGTTGGTTCCGTTTCAAGAAGAGACCGTTCGATCAAGATTACAGATAGAGAATGGGAAGCAATTCAAGCAGGTGCTATTAGCGAGAACCAGTTAAAAAAGATTCTCGACAATGCCGATATCGATGGTTTGAGAGAAAGAGCAACACCAAGAACTACGAACAAACTAAGTCAAGCAAAAATTAATAGAATAAAAGCATACGCTGCATCGAATTATACACTTGCTGAAATTGCAAAGAAGCTTGGTGTTTCGTCGTCTGTTGTATCTAAGTATTTGAAAGGAGTTGAATGACTTTGTATCAGTATGCATTAAGTACGATCGATAATCCTTTCAATCCTTTTGATGATTTTAATTCTTGGTTTCTGTTTGACATTGAAAAAGGTTACAATTCTTGTGGTTATCTAGCTAGAATTGCAAATTTAACTCCGTCACAAACAGAAAAAGAATCAAATGAAGAAATTGAAAGAGCAATTGATGAAATAATTCAGTTTGACTTTAGAAATATCTACAAAAAAGTTAAACAGGAAATCTCTTCAGATGATAGTCCTGAGGGTACCAAAAGCTAAAGACATAGGGGGGGTTGCAAAAATCGCACCCCCTCCCTGCATCGCCGCCCTCCTTCAAAAATCTCCGGAGGAAAATTTTATATTTTGGTTTTATCTTTCATCACCTTAGTATGGACATGCTCTTTTGTCAGCAGAAAGGATGATATTTATGAAAATTAGTGAGAAAGGATTAAAGATGATTGAGGCCTTTGAGGGATGCTTACTGAAGGCTTCTAATACTCTTGATAATGTGTGGACTATTGGATATGGTCAGACCGGATATTATTACGGAAAGAGAATTCGTAAAGGGATGACAACTACAAAAGCCGCTGCTCATGCATGGTTGAGAGATCATAGTATTTCTGTTTATGAAAATGCAGTGACCAGAAGAGTAAAAGTGCACCTGAATCAGAATCAGTTCGATGCACTTGTTTCTTTTACATATAACATCGGTGTTGGTGCTTTCGGTAAATCCACAGTTCTTAAACGACTGAATACCGGTGACTATGTTGGAGCGGCAGAGGCCTTCGAAATGTGGGTACACTGTAACGGTAAGACATTGCCTGGCCTGGTAAGACGTCGTAAAGAGGAAAAGGAACTGTTTTTAACACCTGTAGCTAACACAGCTACTACAAAATCAACTTATCTTATTCGTGAAGGCGATACTGGCGATAACGTAAAAATGTTGCAGCATCGTTTGAATCTGTTAGGAGCACAGTTGGTAGAAGATGGTATTTGGGGAATACAAACCGATACAGCTGTCCGTAATTTTCAATATAAACATGGTTTAACGGTCGATTGTATTGTTGGTCCTAAGACACAGACAGTATTAATTCAGGCTGCGATCCTAGCAACAGCAAAATCTATCGGAGATTATATGGTGACTCACAAATGGCACTATAAAGGCGATGGGTATATTGCAAAAAATACTTTTGGCGAAACTAAGAAGTGTAACAAGCCAGGTAGTAGTTGTTCTCATTTTAGTTCATGGGTGCTACAGGATGTAAGACTGTTGAAAGACGGAAAGCGGATTAGTCACGGTAATGGAAAAGTAACTGGAAGAAGTTATTTGTTAGGTTGTGAAGTTATTGAGGCAAAAGGCAAAATTTGGAATAAGATTAATGATTTACGCCCAGGAGATGTTTGTGTTTGGGAATCCAATCTGGCTATTTATGCCGGTGAAGGGAAATGGTATGATGCCGGTGGTCCTTTTAAGGCTAACACCTATGCCAAACGTTATGTAAATGTTGGTCCCATTGCCCCTTATTACGATAGAAACAAACCTATTTATTGGTTAATTAGAGCAAAAGTATAAAATATCACCTTAACCGGAACATTCATGAAGGTTTATAGGACATAGTAGCACATTTGGTTTTCAAGTTCATGATTTGTGTGCCTCACAATTTTTTGTATCTGTCCTTTCATATATCATTTCTCCTTTCTACACGATTAAGCTATTGTGTCTTATAAACCGTCATGAGTGTTTCGGTTAAGTAAAATATGAGCGAGGAGGTGCATGATCCAGTTATGGCTGTAAAGAAAAATTCTACAACTACTAAGAAAATGAGACCAGCTTTAACTCCAGAAGCCAGAGAAAATCAGATGATTGCACTGGCTGTAGATTTAGCAGAACAACAGCTGCGAGAAGGCACGGCCTCATCTCAGGTAATCACACATTTTTTAAAGCTGGGTTCTACTAAAGAAAGAATCGAAAAAGAGATCTTAGAAAAACAGAAAGAATTGATTTCTGCAAAAACGGAAGCATTACAATCTGCGAAACGAATCGAAGAACTATATGATGATGCAATTAAAGCTATGAGAAATTATGGCGGTCATGGTGAAGAAGATGAAAATTAGAACATATTCAGAGTTGAGCAAAATACATTCTTTTGAAGCTAGGTATCGTTATTTGCGATTGGGAGGAAGAGTTGGGGAAGAAACGTTTGGATTTGATCGATATATTAATCAACTCTTTTATAAAGATCCGGAATGGCTTGCCGTTAGAGATAAAGTGATTATTCGGGATAATGGATGTGATCTAGGAATAGAAGGGCGAGAAATTCGCACACGTATATTTGTGCATCATATGAACCCAATCAAAAAAGAAGATATTTTACATCGAACTGTATTTTTACTGGACCCTGAATATTTAATTTGTGTTACAAAAAATACTCATGACGCAATCCATTATGGAAATGAAACTCTATTAGTAAAATTACCTATGGAACGTAAAAAAAATGATACTTGTCCGTGGAAACACAGTTGAAAGGTAGGTGAGATGAGTGGAAAGTATTTTAACATCGACAAAAAAGATGTTAGGAATCACAGAAGAATATACATATTTCGACGACGATATTATCATGCATATTAATTCCGCACTTATGATTTTAACACAGTTAGGTGTTGGTCCCGCAAAAGGTTTTACTATTCAGAGTAAGGATGCTGTTTGGAGTGACTTTGTTTCGGAAGAAGATAACGTAGAAGCAATCAAAACATATGTTTATCTAAAAGTTAAACTTCTCTTCGACCCACCTCTTACAAGTTCTGTCTTAGATTCTATGGAACGATTAATTAATGAATTAGAATGGCGTCTTAACGTGGCGGTAGAAAATATATAAGAATGGAGCGAGGTGATTAAATTGTGGTTATATAAAAGTTCTGATACACTCCAACATTACGGCGTTCTTGGAATGAAATGGGGAATCCGACGTTATCAAAATAAAGATGGCTCGTTGACTCCGGCAGGTAAGAAGAAGGCTACAAAGTTGAAAGAACGATATACACAGCTCACGGGAAAAAGAATGCGTAGAAATCCTGTGAAAAGTACAACTAGTACAAAAACAAGCAGCAAATCGAAAAGAAAAACAGTGAGTGAAATGTCTGACGATGAATTGAAGGCTAGAATTGATCGTTTGACACTAGAACGAAGATTTAATGAACTCAGCCCAAAACAAGTTTCAAGAGGAGCGGCGTTTAAAAAAGCACTTTCAGATACGGCAGTCGGTATCATTCGAAATAATGGACAAAAAGTTATGGGTGACTACTTGGAGAAAAAAGTGAGAGCTTCTTTAAAGATGAATATTGAAGATCCGATAAAGGAATTAAAGAAAGAAGCAGAAACATTGAATCTAAAAAGACAAATTGCAATGTCAAAGGCATATTTGGAGTCTCAGAAACCTAAAACGACCTTGACTAGAAATTTGATCGGTGATGTTAGTAAATTAACTGACCAGCAGATTGATGATATGATTAAGCGACTAGATAACGAAGAGAAGCTACGCAGCAAGTTATTTAGGAGAGTATAGGAGTATCATATTTATGGCATTATCAAATACAGCCGTTCCAAAATATTATGGTATATTCCGCGATGCTGTTATTCGAGGAGAAATACCCGTTAATGAAGAAATCTCAATGGAAATGAATCGAATAGATGCGTTAATCGCAAACCCAGGCGTTTGGTATGACGACCAGGCGATCCTGGGTTTTATTGCTTTTTGTGAAAATGAATTGACGCTGACAGACGGCGACGATCTGCATTTATTGGATTCATTCAAGCTTTGGTCTGAACAGATTTTTGGGTGGTACTACTTTATTGAGCGAAGTGTATATGAACCATTTCCGGATGGACATGGCGGACGTTATGTAAGAAAAACGATCAAGAAACGCCTTATTAATAAGCAAATCTTGATCGTAGCAAGAGGGTCGGCGAAATCTATGTATGCTGAATGTCTTCAGGCTTATTTTCTGACGGTTGATACATCGACTACTCATCAAGTGACCACTGCACCTACGATGGCACAGGCGGAGGAAGTGATGTCCCCGCTTCGAACTGCGATTACGAGATCTAGAGGCCCGCTGTTCAAATTCTTAACGGAGGGGTCGTTACAAAACACTACTGGATCGAAGGCAAATCGAGTTAAGCTAGCTTCTACAAAGAAGGGTATTCAAAATTTCCTTACCGGCTCAATACTGGAAGTCAGACCTATGTCCATTGATAAACTTCAGGGACTTCGAGTAAAGGTCGCTACTGTGGATGAATGGCTTTCTGGCGATGTTCGTGAAGACGTCGTTGGTGCGTTAGAACAGGGTGCGGCCAAAGAACAGGGCGGTGGAAAGAACGATGATTATCTCATCGTTGCAATCAGCTCCGAAGGCACTGTACGTAATGGATCTGGCGATACAATCAAAATGGAATTGATGAAGATTCTGAAAGGTGAGTATAGTGCTCCTCACACGTCCATTTGGTGGTATAAGCTTGATTCTATCGACGAAGTTGGAGTTCCTGAAATGTGGGTTAAGGCAAATCCTAATTTGGGCAAGACTGTAAGTTACGAAACTTATCAATTAGATGTCGAACGAGCTGAACAAAACCCTGCGGCGAGAAATGATATCCTAGCAAAACGTTTTGGCATTCCCATGGAAGGGTATACTTATTATTTTACATATGAAGAGACACTTCCTCATCGGAAACGTGACTATTGGGCGATGCCTTGCGCGTTAGGCGCTGACCTTTCAAAAGGCGATGACTTCTGTGCATTTACGTTTTTATTCCCATTATCTAATGGTTGTTTCGGAATCAAGACCAGGAACTATATCACGGAGTTAACGCTTAATAAGTTACCATCAGCAATGCGATCTAAGTATGATGAATTTATGCGAGAAGGAAGCCTGATTGTTATGCCAGGAACAGTTCTTGATATGATGCAAGTATACGATGATTTGGATAATCATATTGCTAACTGTGATTATGATGTGCGTGCGTTTGGTTTCGACCCATATAATGCAAAAGAGTTCGTTGAGCGTTGGTCTAGAGAAAACGGACCATTTGGTATAGAGAAGGTAATTCAAGGATCTAAGACAGAATCTGTACCTCTTGGCGAGTTGAAAAAACTTGCTGAAGAGAGAATGTTGCTTTTCGATGAAGAATTGATGACTTTTGCAATGGGAAATTGTATCACGCTTGAAGATACAAATGGAAACCGAAAACTTTTAAAAAAACGATACGATCAAAAAATCGATGCTGTAGCAGCTATGATGGACGGCTACATTGCGTTCAAGGTTAATCGAGAAGCATTCGAATAAGGAGCGATTTTTTATGTGGACTTATAACTATAGTAGTAATGATGAATTACGACATTACGGCGTTCAACACAAGGCGAATAAGCAGATGTATAAAGCTGATAAAAAGCGCTATAGTCCATTTTCGTCTGAAAAATCTGTGCGAAAAGCAAGAGTAAAGGCCAGTAAAGCACAGAATAAAGTAAATAGAAAAGTATACAAAGCTAAGAAATGGATCGACAACATGAGTAAGGCATTTGAAAAAACACCTCAAGCAATGTCGAGAGAGCAGCTTACTTTAGGGAAGAAATACACACAGCAATTAACTCGAAATACTAAAATGAATGATTTTATGTTCAAATTGCGAGAAGGCTGATTAGGAGGAAATCAAAATGGAGAATTCGATTGGTTCTAGGTTAAAAAGTGCCTGGAACGCATTCCGAAACAGAGATCCCACCTATAACAACACTAATATCGGTATGGGATATACTTATCGACCAGATAGAGTTCGATTCACTAGGGGTAACGAACGTTCGATTGTTACTTCTCTATTTAATCGAATTGCAATTGATGCAGCAAACGTAAATATTAGACATTGTCGCTTGGACGAGAATGAACGTTTTATAGAAGTAATCGACTCGAATCTGAATAAATGCCTGAGTTTGGAAGCTAATATCGATCAAACCGGTCGAGCATTTATTCAAGATGCAGTCATGTCGATGTTAGATGAGGGCTGTGTGGCATTGGTTCCAGTGGATACAACCATTGATCCAGAGGTGTCTGGATCGTATGACATTCTATCAATGAGAACCGGTAAAATTTTGGAGTGGTATCCACAGCATGTGAAAGTTCGGGTCTACAATGATCGAACTGGGCGGAAAGAAGATATTCGGATTTCCAAGAATGTAGTAAGTATTGTCGAGAACCCGTTATATGCGGTTATCAATGAACCTAACTCAACGATGCAGCGCCTGATAAGAAAACTTAGCTTATTAGATGTGACAGATGAACAAACGGCATCTGGTAAGTTAGATTTGATTATTCAACTTCCTTATGTAATTAAGACTGAAGCTAGGCGCCAGCAAGCTGAAATTAGGCGAAAAGATATTGAAAACCAATTAATGAGCTCGAAATACGGTATTGCTTATGCTGACGGAACCGAAAGAATCACTCAGTTAAATCGCTCTGTTGAGAATAATCTTATGAAACAGATTGAGTATCTGACCAATATGGTTTACAGCCAGTTAGGAATTACACAAGCGGTGCTAGATGGTACTGCTGATGAAAAAACAATGCTGAACTATACAAATCGTACGATCGAACCGATTGTCTCAGCAATTGTTGATGAACTGAAAAGAAAATTCCTTACAAAAAAAGCACGATCTCAACTTCAAACAATAATGTTCTTCAGAGATCCGTTTAAATTGGTACCAGTAAACAATATTGCTGAAATCGCTGATAAATTCACCCGTAATGAGATTATGTCACCGAACGAAATTCGACAGATCATCGGAATGAAACCATCCGACGACCCGAAGGCCGATCAGCTCATCAATAGAAACATTGGTCAACCGAAGGATGAAATTGTAGATTCAGTTGAAGACATAAAAGGAGGAGAAAGTCAAAATGGATAAATTTGATTTTTGTGGCTGGGCTACAAAGGCGAATCTCCTGTGTTCGGATGGTCGAATCATTCGAAAAGACGCATTCAAGCATAATGATGGTCAGACCGTACCGTTGGTTTGGAACCATCAGCATGATGATGTGAATGAAGTTCTCGGGCATGCGTTGCTCGAGAATCGTGACGCAGGAGTTTACGCTTATTGCAAGTTCAACGACACAGACAGCGGGCAGACTGCAAAATTGCTAGTTCAGCATGGAGACATCAATGCATTGTCTATTTATGCAAATCAGCTCAAACAGCAGGGTCCTAATGTAATGCATGGTAATATTCGTGAATTGAGCCTGGTTTTAGCTGGAGCTAATCCAGGAGCTAGTATCGAATCCATCATTATGCATGGTCAGGAGACTGATGAAGAGGCTATTATCTATACTGGTGAAAACATTAGTCTGTATCATGCAGAAGAAAGTGAGGAAAAGAAAAAAATGGAAGAAAACAATAAGAATGAAAAGACCGTGGCGGATGTGTTCAATACGCTGAACGAAGAGCAGAAAACGGTTGTGTATGCACTGATTGCTCAGGCACTGAGCGAAAACAATGTAGCTGATGATGAAGAAGCAGAAGAAGACGAAGGAGGAAACGAAATGAAACATAATGTATTCGATCAGGGTGATCGTCCGGAAGAAGTTCTCACCCACGCTGCTATGGAAACGATCATCAATGACGGTAAGCGTTTTGGTAGTCTGAAGGAAAGTTTTTTGGCACATGCTGATGAATATGGTATCACCAACATTGATTATCTGTTTCCGGAAGAAAAGTCCCTCAATACTCCGCCTGAGTTTATTAAGAGAGAAACTGGCTGGGTGCAGAAGGTAATGAGCGGCACTCATCATACGCCTTTCTCTCGTATTAAATCTATGTTCGCTGACATCACCGAGGATGATGCTCGGGCTAAGGGTTACATCAAGGGTAAGCTGAAGAAGGAAGAGGTCTTCAGTCTGCTTAAGCGTACCACCACTCCGACGACCATCTATAAGAAGCAGAAGCTTGATCGTGACGATGTCGTTGATATTACTGATTTCGACGTTGTTGCTTGGCTGAAGTCTGAGATGCGCATGATGCTGGACGAGGAAATTGCTCGTGCCATTCTGGTCGGTGACGGTCGACTGGCTTCCAGTGATGATAAGATTAACGAACAGAATATTCGGCCTATTTGGAAGGATGAGGATCTTTATACCGTAAAGGCTCCTATCACGGTAGCGTCTAATGCTTCTGATTCTGATAAAGCAAAAGAATTTATCAAGGCTGTGATTAAGTCTCGTAAAAATTATAAGGGTTCCGGAACTCCGACTCTTTTCACTACTGAAGATGTGGTTACTGATTGCCTGTTGATCGAAGATACCACTGGTCGACGTATCTATAATTCTGTGGCTGATCTGGCAACCACTCTGCGAGTAAAGGAAATTGTCACTGTTGAAGTGATGGAAAATCTGTCTCGTACCAGTTCTGATGGTAAGACGTATAAGCTGCTTGGTCTGGTTGTCAACCTTTCTGATTATAATGTCGGTGCTGATAAGGGTGGAGCTATCAATATGTTTGATGACTTTGATATCGACTACAACCAGCAGAAGTATCTGATCGAGACTCGGTGTTCTGGTGCACTCATTAAACCTTATTCCGCAATTGCGTTGGAACTGACTACCTCTGCTTGAGGCGTCTTATTATTTTATTAGGAGGTTTTATCATGGTTCGAATTTATGACGATGCGAAGGATAAAAATGTTCGAGCAACCTACATTTATGGCAAATCCGCGGGTAGTGATACTGCAGCTTATATGGATGAAGCTTGCACGATTAAGTTTAACACTAGTAATCTGAAGGAAGTATTCCTGAAAGGAAGTATTATTGTTATTGGTAGTGCAATGTATATTCCTATTAGCTTTACTATTGTAAGCAATGCCGGTGTCGTTACTTACGCTAAGAAGGGTAGTGAGGCTGGTTCTGCTGCTACTGCAACGTTGTCCGCTGAAGCAGATAGTTAATAGTAGAGGAAAATCAAAATGGCAAAGTGGTATGGTGTAATTGGCTTTGCTGAAACAGTGGAAACAGAACCAGGAATATGGGAAGAACAAATTGTGACCAAATTTTATTATGGTGATCTGAGACGTAATACTCGTAGATTTCAGACAACTTCAGGAGTGAATGATGATCTTAACATTAATAATGAACTTAGCATTCTATCAGATCCGTATATAAATAAAAATTTTCATTCTATTCGCTATGTTGAATTCATGGGTGCGAAATGGAAAGTTACAAATGTTGAGGTCTGTTTTCCGCGACTAAATTTAACGATGGGAGGGGTATATAATAGTGAGTCGTCTACAACTTCAGGAAAAACGTCTCAGACTTCAGGCAAAACTTGAGGAGATTCTTGGTAGTAGAAATGTTTATTATCAGCCTCCTGAATCAGTTAAATTGGAATATCCTGCAATTATATATACTAAAAAAGGAATTAGGATTGAATTTGCAAACAATACCACATATCTAACACCATGTTGCTATGAGTTAATGGTGGTTGATAAAAGACCCGATAACGAAGTGATTGGTAAACTACTTCAATTGCCGATGTGTAGTTTTGATCGACACTTTAAAGTAGATAACCTTAATCATGACGTATTGATTTTATATTTTTGAGGAGGAAAATTATGGCTAAACTTGTATGGGATAAGACTGGTGAACGAGTATATGAAACTGGTGTAAAACAGGCTGTACTGTATACATTGAACGAAGCAGGCGCTTATGCTAATGGTGTAGCTTGGAACGGCGTCACTGCTGTAACTGAGTCTCCGTCTGGTGCAGAACCGACCGCACTGTACGCTGATGATATGAAATATCTGAACCTGATGAGCGCAGAAGAATTCGGTGCGACTATTGAAGCTTATACTTATCCTGATGCATTTGCAGAATGCGATGGTTCTGCAACATTGGTTAGTGGTGTTAGTATTGGTCAACAGCCCAGAAAAACTTTCGGCTTGTGTTATAGAACTACTGTCGGTAACGACACGGATAACAACGAGTATGGGTACAAGTTGCATCTGGTTTATGGCTGTTTGGCAGCGCCTTCTGAAAGTGCGTTCAATACTATCAACGATTCCCCAGAAGCGATCACGTTCTCTTGGGAAATTAGCACCACTCCGGTTAATGTGACCGGCCACAAGCCTACGGCCCGCCTGACAATCGACAGCACTAAAGCTGATAAAGATAAACTGGCAGCGCTTGAAGCGATTCTTTATGGTAAAGACCCGACCACTCAGGGTGGCAACGATGGCACCGATCCTCGTCTGCCGCTGCCTGACGAGATCAAGACTTTGATGACCGCTTCTTAAGTGCATCAAGTCAAAATGGAAATTTAATGTATCGGAGAGCCGTATTCAGGTAAGCTGGCGGCTCTCTATTTTATTGTATGAAAGGAGAAAACTATGATTAAGAAGACTATCACCTACACCGATTATAACGGCGTAGAACGTACCGAAGATTTTTACTTCAATCTGACCAAAGCTGAGATCATGGAAATGGAGCTTAGTACCGCTGGCGGTTTGGCAGACATGATTTCCCGGATCGTTAAGGCTCAGGATGCCACGGCAATCATTAAAATCTTTAAGGAACTGATCCTGAAGGCATATGGCGAGAAATCTCAGGATGGCAAGCGGTTCAAAAAATCTGAAGAAATTTCTAATGCGTTTTCTCAGACGGAAGCGTATTCTATCTTGTTTATGGAGCTTGCAAGCGATGCAGATGCCGCTTCGGCCTTTGTTAATGGCGTTGTTCCGGCTGACATGGCCAAAGAAGCTGCTAGACAGAGTTTGGTAGAACTTAATTCTTGAGTATAGCGGGAGGCGGGAACAGTGCTAAAACTCCTTATTGAAGCTGGTGAATTCTGGGATGATAGAACACAAGAATTCGTGTACTCGAAAGAGCAGACTCTTTTGTTGGAGCATTCTCTCGTCTCCCTTTCAAAATGGGAAAGTAAGTGGGAAAAACCGTTTCTTTCTAGTACCGATAAAACAGAAGAGGAGACTCTTGATTATATTAGATGCATGACACTAACAAAAAACGTTGATCCTAATGTTTATAAAAATCTCAGTGCAGATAACATTGAAGCAATCCACAAATACATTTGGGCACCAATGACTGCAACCACGTTTTCAAAAGAAGAACCGAAAGGCTCATTGGGAAGAGAGATTATAACGGCAGAGCTTGTATATTACTGGCTAATAGCATTGAATATTCCGTTTGAATGCCAGAAATGGCATCTCAATCGTTTACTTACGTTAATTAAAGTGTGTAATATCAAGAATCAGCCTCCTAAGAAGATGAGTAAAAGTAGTATCATGCGACGTAATGCAAGTTTGAATGCGGCTCGTAGGAAACGGCTAAATACGAGAGGATGATTAGTGATGATTACCTTTGTGCAAAAAGGAGACTTCTCAAATCTAACTCGATTCCTAGAAAGAGCGAAAAACTCTGTTCACCTAGGAACGCTCGATAAATATGGACGGGAAGGGGTGGCCGCACTTGCGGCTACTACCCCTGTTGATACAGGAGTGACTGCAAACTCATGGGAATATGAAATCGTTCGAAAGAACGGAGCGATTAGTATTGTTTTTAAAAACAGCAACATTCAAAATGGAATCCCAATCGCTATTATTTTGCAGTATGGACACGCAACTGGTACTGGCGGATATGTGCAGGGCAGAGATTATATCAATCCTGCCATTCAGCCCATCTTCGACAGAATTGCAGATGAGGCATGGAAGGAGGTAATCGAGTCATGAGCACAACTGTAGACAACAGAGTAGTCGAGATGAAATTTGACAATAAACAGTTCGAAAGTAATGCAAAAACTACTCTGTCTACATTAGATAAACTAAAAAATAAGTTGAATTTTGAAGGAGCCGAAAAAGGTTTCAACAAAATCGACCAAATGGCTAAAAGCGTTGATCTTTCCGGCATAAACGCATCGTTAGGATCTTTAAATGCTAAATTTTCCAACCTTGGTGTGGTAGGTGTAGCTGCGATAACAAATTTGACTAATACAGCAGTAAACTCTGGTAAAAGGATAGTCGCAGCTTTGACGATCGATCCTATTAAAAGCGGATTTCAGGAATACGAAACGCAGATCAATTCAATTCAGACCATTTTAGCAAACACGAAAAGTAAGGGTTCTACGCTAAACGATGTTAATAAAGCATTAGCCGAATTAAATAAATATGCTGACCAGACCATCTATAACTTTACACAGATGACAAAAAACATCGGCACGTTTACAGCGGCTGGTGTCGATTTAAAAACATCTGTATCCTCGATCAAAGGTATTGCTAATTTAGCAGCCATATCTGGGTCAACATCACAACAAGCATCAACAGCAATGTATCAGCTTTCTCAGGCATTAGCGGCGGGCAAAGTTCAGTTGCAAGACTGGAATTCTGTCGTAAATGCCGGTATGGGTGGCGAGATATTCCAGAAAGCATTGATGCGTACAGCAGATCACTTAGGAAAAGGCGCAACTGATATTGTGAAGAAATATGGGTCATTCAGAGAATCTCTTACAAAAGAGGGATGGTTGACCACTGAAGTTCTTACTGAAACGTTGTCGCAGATTTCTGGTGCATATGACGAAGCAGATTTAATAAAGCAAGGTTATAGCAAGAAACAGGCAAAAGAAATCGCGGATCTGGCGAAAACTGCTGTTAGCGCAGCAACAGAAGTGAAAACATTTACTCAGTTATGGGACACACTTCGTGAAGCTGTACAGTCTGGTTGGACTAAAACATGGGAATTAATCATCGGTGACTTCGGTCAGGCTAAAAAACTTTTGACTGGGATATCCGACTTTATGGGCAATATCATCCAGAAAGTTGCTGATAGAAGGAATAATATTCTAGAAGGAGCGCTTGGCGGCGATGATAGTAAGTGGGATAAATTCTATAAACAGTTAAAAAAAGCTGGAATTTCAACAGACGATTTCAAAAAGAAGTTAAAAGAAACCGCTAAAGAAAGTGGAGTAAATGTTGACAAAGTCCTGCAAAAAGAGAAAACGTTAGCAAAGGCATTTTCAAACGGAAAGTTATCCACAGATCTGATAACAGATACATTGAAGAAATTTTCGGAGGAAAGTGAAAAATCTGGAAAATCCACCGAAAAAATGGCCGATAAGCTTGAATATTTTCAAAAGGTAGTTGATAAGGTTTGGCGTGGTGATTATAAGAATACACCGGATCGTATCAAATTACTTACCAAAGCTGGTTATGATTATAATCAGGTTCAGAAGCTAGTTAATTTGACAGTCGACAAGCATCGGTTGACGCTAGACGATTTGTCTAAAGCACAATTAAAGAGTATCGGATATACCGATGATGAAATTAAAAAAATTAAGGAGTTATCGAAGCAAGCTGAAACATCAGGTAGCTCATTAAACGAACTCATTGAAAGTATGAGTAAAAAAAGCGGACGAGAATTAATGCTCGAATCGCTTAATAACACAATAGGTAGCCTTATACGAGGCTTTCAATCTATCAGAGAAGCATGGTGGGCAACCTTTACTGATGAAGGTGCATCTTCTGGTTTATATACTATACTTGAAACTGTACACTCGTTCTCTGAGTTAGTTAAACTTACTGACGAAGATATTGCAAATTTAAAGGATACGTTTCAGGGATTATTTTCTATTGTTCATATCTTTACGACAATTGCTGGTAGTGGACTAAGTCGAGCTTTCATGTTGTTGCGTGACGTTTTAGGTCTTGCAGACATTGATATTCTATCGGTAACAGGCTCAATTGGTAGAACCATAACAGCTTTCCATGATTGGATATTTGAAAACAATTTATTAACTAAAGCGTTAAAGAAAGTATCAGATGTTTTAGTTGAATTAAAAAACGCGATAGTTGATTGGGCGAATGGTAAATTCCCCAATTTGCGAAAAGTTGGCGAGGATGCAATAGAAGGACTCAAAGAGGGTTTAGAGAGTAAGGCATCTACCATACTCAATGTTTTAATTAATATCGGTAATTCTATATTAGAAGCAATTAAAAACGTATTAGACATACATTCGCCATCTAGAAAACTATATGAAATTGGCGTAAATGCCATGGAGGGGCTCTACAACGGTTTAGTTGCGTTCAAGGATAAGATCGTAAACTTTTTTAAGGATTTAGGTAAATCAATCGTTAACTTTGTTAATAATATTGATTGGGCAAAAATTTATGCTGGCTTAATCAGTGCTGGTGTCCTGTATATTGGTAAAAAGACTTATGATCTCATCGAGAACATCACCAATACATTTGGCGCTCCGTTGAAAGGTTTAGGCAAAGTTTTGAGTAGTGCAGGAGCACTGATTGACACCTGTGCGAAAAACATCAATAATAACCTCAAAGCAACCGCCAAAGTTTTACGCTCTTTTGCTTTTAGCGTGAAAGCAAAAGCTTTGGTGGAAATTGCAAAAGCCATTGTAATTCTTGTTGGAGTTATTGTCGTTTTAAGTTATATCGATGTACACGAACTGATAAAAGCAGGAGTCGCATTGTTTGTCGTTGCTGGAATTTTAGTCGGTATAGCATATGCCATCGATAGAATGTCAAAAGCGGCATTTAGTATCAATAGAAACGGACTTAAAATTTCAGGACTAGGAACAACCTTATTAAGTATAGCAGCCGCAATTATCTTGCTAGGTGTTACTGTCAAAATGGTAGGTAACATAAAACAAGGAGCACTAGACAGAGGAATTGATGCGTTAATCATGATGCTAGTAGCTTTGGCAAGTTTTATTGCTGTGATGAAATTGGTTCTTAAGACAGCGGATGAAAAAGACATAAATGCCATTGGACGTGTGTTGCAGAAGATTGGAGTAGCACTTCTTTTAATGGGTATTACATTGAAAATGCTCGGCAACATGAATGCAGACACCTTAGATCAAGGATTCTTAGCTATAACAGGACTTTCCATAATTATTACGACACTGATGGCGTTTACTCGTATTGCTGGAAAGAATATTGATGCATTAGGTGGTACACTTATTAAAATCTCCATAGCGATGTTTATACTTACACTAGTCATAAAAAGACTCGGTAAAATGGACGTTGCAGCGATTGCGAAAGGTGAATTGGCAATATTAGGGTTTACTGGAATCCTAGCATTACTAGCCGCTATCACCAGAAAAAGCGGATTTGTGTATGGTGATTTAGGCGGCGTATTGATGAAAATTGCAATTGCAATTGCAATAATGGCTTTTACAATAAAAATATTCGCTGATATGCCGATTAAAGATATTGTAAAAGGACAAGCTGTCATAGCAGCATTTGGATTAATTATTCTAGAGCTGACTGCAATTAGTAAATTAGCGGGAAGAGAAGCTCCGAAAATCGCAGCTACATTGCTGGCTATGTCACTGGCAATTGGAATTCTGGCCGGCATTGCATTATTGCTCAGCTTTATCAAATTTAAAGATATGATTCCAGGGATGATTGCAATTGGTGTCCTGTCCTTTATTATGTCTGAAATGATTAAAGCTACTGCAAATGCAAAAGATTGTAAAGGTAATTTAATAGCTATGACAGTAGCAATTGGTGTTATGGCAGCCGCAGTTGTCGCACTGTCATTTATTGAGCCTTCTAAATTAACTGGAGCTGTCGGTGCACTTGGTATCTTAATGTTGATATTCACAGGTATGATAAAAGTTGCTGGCGCAGCATCTAGTGCAATGGGTTCGCTTATAGTGTTAACCGTTGCGATTGGAGTGCTAACAGGGGTAATAGTTATAATAGCACAACTTCCAATTAAAGATGCACTGGGCGCAGTGGCTTCGCTATCTATTCTTATGTTAGCAATGTCTGGAACAATGATCTTAATCGGAAAAGCTGGACAAATAGCAACAAGTGCTCTAATAGGCATTGGTGTAATGTTGGCCGTTATGGCTAGTTTAGCGGGTATCCTGTATTTAATGGGAAATCTATCTGCTAAATCAACAATTGTAAATGCTGCCGCTTTGTCAGCAATGTTACTATCTATATCTGGAGCATGTTTAATATTAAGTAAGGTTGGAGTTGTGGCTCCTGGAGCAGCTATCGGTGCAGCAAAGTTGATTGGCGTATTAGCCCTTACCGCTGGAGTGTTAGTTACTATCGCAAGTCTTATCGATCTGATCCCCGATGCTGAGAAATTTTTAGACGGTGGAATTCGGGTTCTTGAAAAGATCGGATACGGTTTGGGCAATTTCTTCGGTAGCATTATTGGCGGGTTTGGTGCTGGTGTAACATCTACGCTGCCTGAAATGGGAGCAGATATTGCAACCTTTATGCAAAATATTCAGCCATTTATAGAATCAGTATCGAAGATAAAAGGAGACTCGTTAAGTGGTGCTGAAGATCTAATTAATATTATAGGTACTTTATCTGGAGCTGGTCTCAATGATAGTATAAGTAATTTTATATCTGGGTCTGACGAATCGTCTTTAGAGAAGTTTTCAACAGAGTTGAATACATTTGCTGACGGTATTATCGGATTCTCAAAGAAAATATCAACTAAAGGCGCTATAAATAGTGACGCTATAGAAAACGTTGTGCAAGTGGGTGAGTTATTAATAGCACTCAAACAGAACTTACCAGAAGATCCTGGTAAAATTTTAGGGCTGTTTACTACCAATAAAGATCTGGGCAGTTTCGGAACGCAGGTTCAGCAGTTTGGTGAAGGTATGGCTGCAATGTCCAAAGCGGTGACTGGGGAGAATAAAATCGATACTCAAGCCGTAGGCAATGTGGTCAAAATGGGTGAATTATTTGCTGCCCTGAAAGCTAGTTTACCGCCTGATCCTGGTGCTATTTTGGGATTGTTTAGTACAAATCAAGACTTAAGTAATTTTTCCGACGATGCGAAGGAGTTCGCCACAGCAATGGTGGAGCTATCCGATTCGCTAACCGGTGATGACGGTGGTAGCATTATAAACACCGGAGCAGTTCAAGCCGCAGCTGATGCAGGTCTATTCTTATCAGCGCTTAAAAAAGACTTACCTGAAGATCCTGGTGCTATTTTGGGATTATTTACGACCAGCAAGAACCTTGGTAGTTTCGGAACGCAAGCTAAGAAATTTGGCGAAGGTATAGCGGCAGCTTCGAAAGCATTGGTAGATGAAAATGGTGAAAGTATTGTTGAAACAAACGCTATTAAAGCCGCAGCTGATGCAGGTCTATTCTTATCAGCGCTTAAAAAAGACTTACCTGAAGATCCTGGTGCTATTTTGGGATTATTTACGACCAGCAAGAACCTTGGTAGTTTCGGAACGCAAGCTAAGAAATTTGGCGAAGGTATAGCGGCAGCTTCGAAAGCATTGGTAGATGAAAATGGTGAAAGTATTGTTGAAACAAACGCTATTAAAGCCGCAGCTGATGCAGGTCTATTCTTATCAGCGCTTAAAAAAGACTTACCTGAAGATCCTGGTGCTATTTTGGGATTATTTACGACCAGCAAGAACCTTGGT